CGTTACTCGCTGATTTTTTCCGCAATGATACCGCTAGAAGCGATGGCGCCGCACACAAAATGCTCGACAGCGAAACGCTCGGCCCCGCAGCGCCGGTAGTGCGCCAGGAGGTCGGCGCCGATCATCTGCATGGGCGACTTGTCCGGACCGTCGATCCGGTGCATCTCCAGGATGAGCGGGCCGGTGGAATCTAGCACATGCCCGCGCCTATACGATCACTCGCAGCCAACAGACCTGTGCGGGTTCGTCCACTCTCATATGCCGACACGACCGTCGTCTGGACCGACCACTCTTGCACTTGGAGCGGCGGCGCCGGGTCATCCAGGCTCCCAGAAAACACCGTACTAGTCAGAACCTACGGAATCCTCATTATTTTCATCATGATGTTCGTGACGCGATGGAAGGTTAGTAGCGTATATACACCCCAAAAGCACCACCACAGGCCGAACCAAAATTTGGTAGCAGTGCTTGACTCAACAAAATAAAATCCAGCCAAGCAAGATATGCAAAATAATATGCCACTGCGCAGTGCGGAACTAATATAATCGATCAAATCACTAATATAGTTTGAAGAACGCAATCTCCCCATAACGCTGTCCGTTGGCAACGCCATTAAAATTGCTTGAGCGGTTGCAATGAAGCCGGTAAATATCGCACCAACACTCAAGGCTGCCGCCAAAAATTCTTTCTCACCGTTAGGGAGATGCGCATCGCACAACCACCATAAACCCATGACCGCCAGCGCCACGACGGCAGGAATATAACGCTCGACCTTGAGGCTCATTTTCTTATCCTGTAATTAATGCTTGCCACCCTGCTCTCGCTCTCTGCAATGCAATCCAGCGAGATACTTGAGTATACTGTCTATCACCACCCAGAGTAAGCCCATCAACAATCATTTGCAGCTTTGGCGTCAGCATATTAATAGCATCCAATTTTTCACCATTTTCCAATATTCCCTCTATCTCAAATGCACGAATAGTACGCGTTTCATCTTCCCGATCTGCTTTTAAAATGTTCGTGAGCTTTTTAATCAATGACCGGGCTGATGCATCTTTCAAATGCCCACCCCGCTTAGAAGTGACGGTCATCTCAAGTATTTCGCCGTTTTGCAGAGCGCTAAATTCAAGTGCACGGGCCAAACTAATATCGCCTTGACGGTGAGCATCAGATATTCCACCGACGTCAACCTTATAATGAATTTTGGTAATGAAATCAGCTTTCGCCAAGCGAACCGCTGAACTATCATCAATTCGGACATCAAGGTGATAATGCCGCGCCCCAGGCGGCACTTGCGCAATCCTGTTTAAATACTCCTGTATCCCAGCGGACCGCACTCCAGAGTGGTTATATTGGATCAGCAAATACTTATTCACAGGATCATACAATGCCGAGGTGGTGTCGCCAAAACCCTCATCATCCGCAAGCCCGAAACCGCTGATGGCAGCAGCCTTCCCGACTTTTCCGGGGCCTAATTCAAACTGCAATTTTGTGAAATCTAGCATCCACCAATCAGAAGTATTTCCTTGGGAAGGGCTGTTGGGAGGCGCAGCAACTTCCAGTCGGACGTCGTAGTAGCCAATACGACACGTTCTCTCTTGCAAGCCTAACGCCGCCGTTGAGCCAAGCACAGACTCCAATGGAAGGGCGCCTGTATCGGCTCTCACCTTGAATAGATTAACACTCATCTTACCGGTCATGACGCGCTCAACAAAGATTGTAAAAATGCATTGTCGAGGAACATTTTGTTAACTGCAAGAAAATTCTTGTTGCTGCTACAAGCACCCCGCGATCACGGCTTCGAGCTGCGTCTCGTACTTGAGGTGCAGCGGCAGATCGCGCGCCAGGGCGAGCACCTTCTCGCCGTCGCTGGCATCGGGCGCCAGGGTGCGTGTGGCGAACGTCGGCCGCTCGAGCGCCGCTGTCACGCACGGGCGGTAGACTGGCACCTTGACCTCTTGCACGACCGGTGTCGGGCCGGCGCAGGCTGCCAACAGCAGCACCACCAGCAGCGCGCACGCCCACAGTATGCGGCGGGCGCTCATCGCACGGACTCCAGGATGACGTTCACGGCCGGCATGGCCTCGTCGCACGTGGTGGCGCGCACGCCGGCGACCTTGGCCAGCGCGGCATCGAAGCGCTTGCCGGCGACAGCGGCCTGCTGCTGGGCGACCTGGCCGCGTGCGTCGGCCACCAACTTGGCCGCGCCGGCCGCCTCGACTGCGGCGTTCTGCGCCTGGATGGCGCCGCGCAGTTCCGCGTTCGCGCTGCGCTCGTCGGCCAGCTCCACCCGGGCGGCGTCACGGTCGCGCGCCGCCAGGAACCAGCCGCCACCAGCCCACGCGCCCACCACCAGCAGGGCGGCCAGCAGGATCACAGCGATGACCTTCCAGATGCCGCCCGTGACGCCAGCGGCCAGCGTGCCCAGGGCGCTCATTGGGCCGCCACGCACTGCGCATGCGAGCGCTTGCGATCCGCCCACAGACCGTAGCAGCGCTTGTTCGGGTGCCCCTCGATCAGCGACGAGCAATCGTAGCCAGCGGCGAACCGGTACAGCAGGATGGCGTCGCACGCGGCCCGGTAATCGCCAGCGGCGAGGCGGCGAGTCAGCGTCGAAGGACCGGTGATCCGGCCGGCCTTGTCCAGCGAATAGCAGAAGTTCGTCGGACCGATGTTGTAGGCCAGATCGACGTACACATCGTATTCCGCCTGGCTCAGCGGCGCGCGCACGCATTCCTTGACGGCGCCCTCGTAGGTCCGGACGTCGAGCAGCGCGCGCTGGGCCGCCTTCACCGGCGTGGTGCGGTCGCCGGCCTTGACGCCGCCGGTGGTGCCGAAGCCGATGGTGGGCACGTCGCCCTTCGTCGGGATGACCACGCCCTCTGTGTAGCCCTCGCGCGTGAGGAGTCCAACGAACGCGCCGGCGCTCAGCACCAAGCCGGCGATGCCCACGCGGGCCTTATTTGTCAGTGCCATGCAATTCCTTCTGCGCGAGCAAGCGCGCGCCAAATGCCAGCGTCGAGACCGCAGCCGCGATGCCGGCGAATACGCCATTGGGGATGCCGGCAGGCTGCACCAGCGCGATATACACCTCGGCGGCGCCCAGCAGGCCCGCAGCGGCGTTGAATTTCAGGCTCCAGGCCTTGGCGAGCACCGCGCGCCAGTCTTCGATTAATTTCATTTGCCGCTCCAAAATCCGCTTCCCTTCGCACCGGTAGCGCCGGTTTCGCCCTGCTTTCCTGTGCTGCCGGCCGCGCCGCGCTTGCCAGCATCGCCGTCGCTGCCAGCGCGCCCACGGTCGCCGGTTTCGCCCTTCTCGCCCACGCCATCAGCGCCGGCCGGGCCTTCGATGCCTTGGGCGCCAGTCTTGCCGGGCGGCCCTTGAACGGCTTTCGTCGGATAAAGCGCCGCCACCAGGATCAGCGCGGCGGCAACGCAGAGGAAAATACGGAGCACCCAGTAAAATGAGGTCGACCACTTTTTCGCATTCACTTGATGTGCCCTCCCGCGATTTTTTCAACGATCCAGTAGGCCATCCCCAGAACCGCGCTGCCCAGCGTCATCACGCCCCACTTCAGCGCCTTGTTGCGCTCATCCTCAAGCGCCGCGATCTGCTTCGTCGCCGTATTGAGCTTGGCGTCCGCCTCCTCCTTGTTTTCGTCAACTTCGCGCTGCATTGCGGCCAGTCCGGCCGTCAGCAACGCAATTTGTGTTTCGGTCGATATTGTTTGCGTCATTGGATTCTCTGAATGGCCTTGCGCGACGGACCGATGGGTAGCGCGTTGATGCCGGCGAGCGGCAATAAAAAAGCCACCCGAAGGTGGCCTGTGGTGGGGCGCGTGCGATCGATCAGTCGATGGTCGCGGCGGTAATGAACAGGGCGTCGATGTCAGCGGGGGCCAGCTCCAGCACCTGCCGGATGCCTTCGACCAGCCAGTGGTCGCGGCGCACGTTCTGCGCATATTCGAGGTATGCGCGCGCCTGATCGCCATCAACGCCCGGCATCGCATCGACGAAAGCCTTCACGGCAGCCATGTGGCCAGCGGCGCCCAGCGCAAGGCGTGCGTTCAGCATCGGCACGGATACCGGCACAACCGGCACAGCGGCGGCGGCCCGGTCCGCATGGACCTGCGCGATTTCTTCGTCGGTCATCGGGCGGCTGAACGCGCCAATGTCTTTATCCCAACCGCAAACAATATATTCGTCCATCATGTCGCCTTCTTAAATCCGTAGACTTCAATACTGCCCTTAGCCAGAAACTTTGCAGCGCTACCGCTTACAAACAAGCGGAAACCACTGACGGCGCTGGAGCCAATATAAAAACCGGCAAGTGTTTGAATAAAAACGTTCCCACCCGCGCTCGAATTTACTTGAGATTCACCTTTCCACGCTTTGGTAGTGTTGGTCCCGTTTGCATTGAAAATTTCGATTACCCCACTCATGGATGCATTCTGAAGATAACCAAAACCATATCCAGAACTACCGAGGTTTGTAGCGGCAGGTGATGTATTGGTCGGGGTTACGAGTATTGAGTTGTATCTACTGTTTGCATCCACAACGCCAGCGACCGCAAACCGCAAGTTTATATTCTCACCGCCTGCCAAAGACCCCTCCATCGTCCGAATTATTACTTTGTAGTTGTCATAAGTAGAGCTGAACACATTTAGAAAATCCACCGTCAGCGCATTATCGACGGGCACAACTGACGCAAGCAATACCATAGCCGTATCGTCGAGCAATGCGAGCGGGCCACTTCTATTTGGCATTTGGTATTCGCGTATGGTGCCGGGGCTAATCAGATCAGCCTTGAATTTGCCTTGCTTCGTATTATCAGCAGCATTCTTTACCATCGGATTCGCATCCGAGAATGCCGCTGTGGTGCCGATGGTGGCCGCGCTGGCCGCCGCTGCCGCGCGATCCTGCCCGGTCTGCACGCGGTCGAGGCCGGTTTGCACGCGGTCCGCTGCGGTGGCAATCGCGTCGGCGTTGCTGGCGATTTCCTTTGCGTTGACGTTCGCTTCCAACGCGTTTGCTTGGACACGCCAAGCGTTGATTTCGGTTGGAAGCGCCATCTGTGCCAACACCGATGCGGCCGCCTTTTCGCTAAAGTTTTCCGGCGTGTCGGTGGCCGGGTTTGGCGCCGCCGGCAACGGGGTGATCACTTGCGTAATTGTCATATCAGTCCTCGTACTTCGATTGGTGCGGGCCGGCCGCTGATTGAGATTGGAACTTCCCACTGGCCGAGATAGCCATACGCGATCGTCATGGAATAGTCGGACGAGGCGATGAAGACCATTTCCACGTCGGTGTATTCGGTGAGCAGTCGGAACGCCTCGGACTCGAAGCCATCCGGGATCAACACATCGAAGTTCATGCGCTTCGCGTTCGCGCGCTTGACCATCGTCGTGTTCCCGAAGGTGTCGGTGGTGGTGGTGGAGTAGCTGAGCACCCCGGCCGTCAGCTCCCATTGCGTCAGCCCGATGGTCCGGGACTTGCCAACGAAGCAGCCGCCTATTGCCGCATCCAGCCCGGCGTTGTCGACCGTGACGGTAATGTCGGCCGCAGCGTATGGCGGAATGCCGTCGAAGACGACGTCACCGGACCGTATCGGCTCCTCGTAGTAAAAGTCGTACCAGGACAGCACCTCGTGCCGCACCAGGCTCTTCGTCACCGAATAGCCGCTTATCGTCTGCGACACGGTCGCCTGGGCGCCCTCGACGTTGAGCAGCGTGATCGTATTGACTAGGCCCGGCCGGATGACGACTGTGACGGAGTTCGGAGCGATGGTTTGTGAATTGATCGCCTTGTCGAACATATTCCACTTGTTGGTCGCGCTCCGACGAAGCCATTTGGTCGGGTTGCCCGCCAGAGGCTGGCCAAGGTTGCCCGCGATCTGCGACTCGTACAGCTCGTGAACGTCGCTCCCGATGTTCGACACGATCGCCCCCATGGGGTACGTCGCCCCGCCCGAGTACGGCGCGTACACCGTACCAAGCGGCTTCCACCAGGTCGGCGAACTCGCGGGCGCGTGACCCGTATTGCCCGCCTGAAGGGACTGGTAGACGAGCTGGGCCGTGCCGGCTGTGACGCCGATCTTTGCACCCAGGGCGTAAGCGGTGCCTGAGGCATACTCTGCCTCCATCGCCTCAGGCACGGTGCTGCTGAGCAGCCTCACATCTGTAATCGCAACCGGTCGGATCATGCGGAAATCCGCGCTCATGCTGTTTCCTTCGTGCGCATCGCATTATTCCCATCGGTTACAGTTTCAAAGGCGTCGGCCAGCCGCTTCGTGTTCGTGGCAGACTTGTTCAGCGGATCGAGTTGGAGATCAAGCGCAGACTTCAACAGAGCGACCGTCGCCGTAAGCCTGCGAACCTCTTCCAGCAGTTCCGGGCTACCGCCACTCAGCATCGAGCGCGCCTGTCCAGCGTTGAATATCCGCGCCGGCCCGGTCGCCTCAAGCTCTGGACCGTTCTCACCGACCAGGCGCAGCCCGCCGCCGAAGTCGCCGCCTGTGGCATAGCCGGGCACGCCATGGGACCGAAGGAATTCGGCCCATTTCCCGCTTTTCTTCGCCTCAAGCTCGGGCTGCGCGTTTTTGATGAAGTCGGCTTTCTCGGCACCATCGACTGTCTCGCCGTACGCCTTCTTCCAAAAATCGACGCCGGCCTTCTCGCCGTCTCGGCCGAGAACCTGCTGATACAGGCCTTCCACCGACAGCCCGCTCGGCGCCTGCTTGACACCCGTGATCGCGGCAGTGAATTCCTTGATCGCGTCGGCCAGGCTCTTCACGGAGGTATCAACGCCGGTAACAGCGTCGAGCTCCTTCTGTCCGGCCGCGATCATGGCGTCCAGTCGGGCCAGTTCGGCGGTATGGCTTTCGCTGAGAACTTTGATCTGCGCGTTTGAAGCTGCGTCAATCGTTTTGGAATTTGCTTCCAGCCCGTCGACGGTCAGTTGCCCAAAGTCGAGTTCCTTCTTGGCATTCGCCTGCAGCGCCTCGAGTGAGGCCTTGGCGCGATTCTGGTCCCGGGCGTAGTCCTCGAAGGTCGCGAACATCTCCTCCGAAGGCTTCGAGATCGCGTCGAGCGCATCCTCCAGGCCGGCGATATTGCCGGTGCCGCCACCACGGGTGAAGACCGCAGCCTGGGCCAGCAGCTCCTGGGCAGCACGCCGGCGCGCCGCATCCATCGCGGTCGACTGAATTTCCGTCGATTGGAGCGCAGAGGTAAGCTTGTCAAACACCGACTTCACGGCATCCGTCAGTTTCTTCGCCGCGTCAATCTGGCCTTTGTAACTGTCCGCGCCCGGCGCAGCATCCTTGATCGCTTTGACCTGGGCGTCGTACGCCTTCGTGAGCGCGTCCTTCTCAGCACCCACCGAATTTTTCAGCCCGGTGAGCGAGGTATTCGCGCCGCCTACAGCCAGAGCTGCCGCCGATGCTTGGTCCTGGAGGGCGTTGCGGTTTTTGATGAGCGCCGCCGTCGATGCTTCAAGGCCTACCAGTTCCTCCGCCCGGGATGCTGCGAGGGCGCCGGTCTTGTTCCCTGCGAGTTCCATCATCTGGATCTCGACACCGCGATTTTTAGTCGCCAGGGCTGCGGCCGTATTTGCATCCTCCAATGCATTGCGCCGCTTGACGAGCTCTGCGGTCGCCGCATCGAGGCCTTTGGCTTCGTCGGCGCGTGTTGCAGCTAAGGAGCGGACCTTGTCACCAGCCAATTCCATATTCTGGATTTCCAGCGCACGGTGCTTGTTGGCCAGATCGAGTTTGGTGACTTCGTCATAAACATCCCAGTTCGACTCGTCCACGCTGTTCCGCTTCTTGGTTGCCAGATCCTTCGGGTTCATCTTGAGCTCGTCGCGATGGTCGATCAGACCTTCGCGCTCGCTCAGCTTCTCGGCCGCCGTCTTTGTCTTGTCCAGCGATGGCACCACAGCAGCAAACGCAGTCTCCAGCGCCATCAGCCCGGTGAAGAGTTCAGCGCCCGCCGTGGTGGCCAGCTTGCCGCCTTGAGACAGGCCGAGCACCGCAGCCTTGAAATCATCGCGGGTCTTGATGCCGGTCTGGCCCAGGCGCGCCAACTCCTCGTTCACATACTTCTGCACCGGAGCCAAGCGTTCAGCCTCGGTCATGAAGTTGTCAGCGAAGCTACTCGCCTGCTCAGCGAATTTATCGATGCCTCCCGCCGCCGCGATCATATTCTCCCGCGCGCGCAGGCTGCTGGTACCCGTCGCGCCGAAGGTCAGGCCGATCGACGTGAGCGACTGGTCAAGCGTCGCGTAGTTCGATGCCAGGCGGACGACGGTCTCGGTGTAGCCCTCGCCTGCCTTGCGGAACCCGTCCATATCCGGAAGCACAGCTTCAGCCATGCCGTCCATCGTCCGCGACAGCACAGCGTTGAGCTCCGCAGTAAGATCATCCCCCTTCAGGCCCTTGAGCGAAATCTCTGTCACGTCGATGGTCAGCGCGTCGAGCGACTTCTTGACGTGGTCCGCCCCAACACCGAGCACCGTTGCGGCCTCCGAGAGAGCATTTTCGACGCCCTTGAACACGAGACCGAGCTGTGCCGACAGGTCTGAATTAAGCGCTGCGGTCTCAACGCTGTTGGTAACTTTCTTGCTCGCGCCGAAAAAGCTCGTTTTCTTCGTGTCGACGCTCGCGTACTGGTTGTACCCCTTACCGTCCTGGAGCCCGCGAACGCTGCCGCCAAACTGAATGCCGGCATCAACGATAGTCTTGGTGGTCTTGCCCCACAGATTCGACAGCATTTTCCCAAGCGGATCGATCGACGACGCGAACAGGCCGCCCGTCAGCAAGCTAGGGATGTTCAGGATGCCAGTTCCGGACTGGCGCCCATCGCGACCCGTAGTGATCCCCATGTTCGAGCCATCGGTCAAGCCCGGCGTGCGAATGATCTGATTCGTAAGGCCTGACATTGCGGTCTGGATCGCGCGCAGTGCGGTGAGCATGCCGCGGTTAATCGGGACAAGCGCGCCAGAATTCTCCTCCAGCATTGCCAGCGACCGGGTGATAGATTCCGACTTCGCATCGGCATCGCCAAACACGCTGCCGGTACCCTGCTTTTTCTGCACCTCGGCTGCGCTCTTGCCGCCGGCGCTGCCTCCTGAGGTAAGAGCGACGCCCAAGCCGACCACAACAGCCGCCATTGCGGCCATGCGTGCAAAGGCCGTGTACGGATCGCCACTACCTTGCGTCAGAACTGCATTGACGCCCTTCACCACGCTCAGCGCGACCTCGGCCGCACGCATCACGCCGGCCGCAGCCGTCATAGCTTGGTAGCCGCGCGAGCCTTCACTGAAGAAAGTCTGCGCCGCCTCGGTCATGTCGCCGTAGCTTTTGAGCTGCGCCTGGGCGCCAGCCAAGTGCGCGCGATCGATCGCTTGGATTTTCTCTGGATCGTCGTCGCGCTTTGCTTTCGCTAATGCGAGTTCTTTCTCAGCGCGAAGCTGGCCAGCCATGCCGGTCGAATACGCCTTGAACATCGCGCCAATGGCTTTACCGCCCTTGCCAAATGCGTTCGACAGACTGTCGGCGATGCTGTTGCCAGCGCGCTCCCAATCCTGAATCGCGCGGTCGGCCGCTTTCTTCTGGTACTGGTCCGCGTCTTTTTGCTCAAGACCCAGGGCGATTCGCTCACGCTTCGCACGCAGGTCTTCCAAGTACTTCAGGATTGCCGGGGCTTGGGCCAACTCCTCGGCAGTGGCACCGCCCAAGGCCTGCTCGGCCATCAGCTGTTGCTGCGATGCGATCGCCAAATTCAAACTCGCAATTTCCTTCCGTTCGATAGCGGCTCGCGATGTTTCATACCCGAGGTTTGATGCCTCCAGCTTTTCAGCCTCCCGATCCAGATTCGAAAGAAACGCGTTCGTCGCATTGTCGGAATCGGATGCAATGCTCTTCACGCGCAGGCGCTCGGCATTGTCAAGCTCAGCCTTGGCATCCGCGTTCGAAGCCAGTTGGGCTGCTCGCTTTGCCCCGATTGCGTTTAACTCTTTTGCGTTTTTAGCCGCCTCCGCTGCCGTCGCATTGTGGTAGCCGCCGAGTGCCGCAATCTGCTTGTCGAAGGCAGCGATCTGCGCGGCAGCCATGTCGTCCGCATTCTTTCGCTTGCGGTCGAAGAACTCGCCGTCGCTCATTTCGCCGGCCTTGTGGTTCATCTCGTCCATGCGCTGCATGTGGGCGAGGTGATCCTTCGTGAAGGCCGCCTCCGCTTCGAACTGTGCCTTCTTGTCGGCCAGCACGGTGCTCGCGACCTTGTCGACCTTTTCGGCCTTGGGCTTCGGCTCCCGACCTTCAGTATCGCGAAAGGTGGGCGTGCCTTCGTAGGTTTCCCGGTACAACTCCCCGACTTTCTTACGTGCCAATGCCTGCGCAGCAGCGCCCTCAGTCGACGCTTTCAGCAAGATAGCGGCCGATGCTTTCGCATAGGTGGCATCAACCTTTAGATTCTCGTCGGCTTCCGCCTTACGTTTTGCTGTGACTGCAGCATTGCGCACTTCCTGCGCCTTCGCGAACCGGTCAAACTTGCCGCTCAGGTCAAGTTGCTGCGCCTCGTAGTCGGCATTTTCTTGGGCAAGTGCAGCCTGACGCTGTGATTCGATTCGCCGGCGAGCGGCGATCTGACCAGGTAGATCCCAGAAGCTCAGGCCAGTATCAGCCTTGCTTGCCTTGCCATCGAATTCGGTGTTGATATGGTCGCGCTCGGTCTTGTGGTCCGCCCAAGTTTTGACTTTCTGCATGGCCGTGTATGCATTCGACACGGTGTTGGCCAGCGAAACGAATATCCCGGACAGGCTGCGACCCCATTCGTGAAGCTGGCCGTTTTTCGAAAGCTCTGTGACCTCGCTGTTCGCATCCTTGAATCCTTTCGTCACGGCCATGACTGTTACGGTCAACACGTCAAGGCCAACCTCTCCCAGTGTCGTTTTCAGATCCATTACATAACGTTGCATGGACGTAATCTGCTTACTTGCCGTGTCCATGGCTGCCGTATAGGTGCCATGGATATCGGTTAGCCGTTCGATCACAGCTCCGGTACGAGCCTGGACACGTTCGTTCTCCGTCAGTTCTTTAGTCGTCTTACCTAACTGTTCCGCCATCTCCCGGTAGGCACTTTGAAAATTCACATTGATACCGATGTTACGGAGGATCAGCACGTTACCCCGAGCGATACCATTCACCATGCGATCAAACGCTTCCGAGGAATTGATGTGTCCAATTACGGCGGCATCTTGTGCGCCACGCGCCAACTGAGTGGCATATTTCAGATCCACGTGCGCCTGCACCAATTTCACGGCAGACTCGCGTGACTCGACCATGGTGATACCCTGCGCCGCGATCGCCTGGGTCGCTGTCATCATCTGGGTCTTCGTGTAGCCAGCGTTCCGACCAACCACTTCCATGACTACGCCCAGTGTCTCGTACCGGGCCGCGAGCATGGCCGAGTCCTTGACGTACTCCGCCACTTTTAAGGCGGCATATCCCTTCGCAAGCAGTTCCAAGGAGTTATGCAGTGTGATCCCTGCCTGAGCCTGCTGCCCCTTTGCAGCCGCAGCGGCCTTGCTTGCCTCGGTTGCTGCTTTCGTAGCATCCTCGAACTGCTTCATCTTGGCGATGAGGTCCTGAGTCTGCGTGGTCACCCCGAGCTCGGCCGCCTGGTAGGCAAGCAGCTGCGTGCGGCTCATGCCCAGCACGGCGACCTGGTCGCGCAGCTTTTCGATGAACAACTGCTGCCCCAAAGTCATCCGGTCTGTCGACTGGCCCAGAGCGGCATTCGCCTGGGCGGTCTGGCGCGCCTGCTCGGCCTGGTACGCCAGGATCTTGGCCGTGTCGTTCATCTGGCCATTGCTGACCGCAGCGCGCTGGCCTGTGCGCTGAGTGGACTCGCCAAGCGAATCCATGCTCTTGGCAGCTTCGGTGCCGCGGCGCCACACGTTCGCGCTGGACGTGGTCATGCCGTCAACCGCCTTCGTGGCGCCGGCGACCTTGGTTTCCACCCGGACGCTGGCCTCGCCCATTGCATCCATGGCCTTAGCACCCTCGACCATCGGGGCGGTGTTGACGACAATTCCCAGTTCAACGAGGTCGGCCATTTAGTCTTCTTTCTTGTGGTGGTGATACAGGAACAGGTCGTCCAAGCGGTCAATCACGTCTTGCTCAAACGGGTCCATCTGGACCTGGTGCCGAACCTGCCAAGCCAGAATCTCCTGGCTCGACAGCGGATTGACGTCCATGCCGTTTTGGCGCCGCTTGTTCAAGCGCGTGAACCAAGTCCAGATGTATTCGAGCTCGATCGGCAACTGCGGTACCGGTGGCGCGGCTGCCGCCTTGAAGAGCGGGTGGGCGCGCGCGGCGTCGAGGTGATCGCCTTTTGCGCTACCGTCCGCCGCCTTCTTTAGTCGGCCGAACTGGTGGCCGGCGTAGTCGAGGAGGCTTGCGACGAGAGTTTCAAAAAATTGGCGTCCTCGTCCATCGCGTAGGACACGCGGTCCTGCCAAGTTGGGTATTTGTCGAATGCGGCTTTGGCCAAGGCCTTGTTGAACGGTGCTGGCGCGCCGGCGCTGGTGAAGCCATACCAGCCGACGGTGACGGCGATGGCCAGGCGCTTGTTGTTGTCGTCGATCAGGCCCACGACCTTTTCGGCACCTTCGATCTTGCTTTCATCGATCGCGGTACGACGGTTTGCGGACCGCTGCCGACCTTCGGCGCGGATCTTGGCCCACTCTTCGCGGTGCTCGTCGCTGTTCTTGCCGACGATGATGAAGCCGTGGGTAGGTTCGCCGTCGTCGTCGAACAGGACTGGCACCTTGAAGGTTACTTGCTCGGCCGGGGCGGTGAAGTTCGAGATATCGAAGCCGACCGATGCGATGGTTTGAGCGGTGTTCAGTGCGGTGTTTTGTGCGGTAGTCATGATTTTTTGCCTTCTGTTTTGGGAATAAAAAAGGCTGGCGTTTCTTAGGCGCCAGCCGAAGCACAGGGCACGCAGCCCTGATCGATTGCCCGGCACGAGGCCGGGCGAGTTGGTTACAGCGTGGAGTCGGAGATCGCCAGCGTGGTGCCTTCGTGCTGCGCGTCGGCGCCGACGTAGCGGAGGATGTCAAAAGCACACGTAATAATCTTGTTCGTCTCGCCGTCGGAGACCTTCGCCGATGTGATCTTGATGCGGCCCATCGCCAGGGTCAGGACGTTGGCCAGCGGCGAACTGTCGGAGGCCATTCCGTAGGCAACGGACACTTCGGTCTCGGCCTTGAAATAGTCGATATAGACCGAGTCCTGCATGAGAACCGTGAACTGGCCGGTGCCCATCACCTTGCCGCGCGAGGCGGCGGTGGCGTACTTGTTGCCGATGACGGGATCGATCTTCACCTGGCCGTCGATCGACAGTGACATGCCTGTGCAGATCTGGCTTGGGATGCCGTTGACGGACAGCAGCGCGGTGGCGCCGGAAAACTTGCCGTTCGTTGGCGCGGCCGCCGGGGTGGTGAAATACGCCGCCGGCGTCGTCGGGCCTTCCAGCTTGCCCATGAACGAAATATCGCAGCTGGTCATGCCGTTCGGCTGCACCGCCATGTCCATCTTGCTGACCATAAGGTCGATGAACGTGCGGTTGACCGAAATCGTTGGGTCTTGCACTTCGACGGTGAACCAGTCCTTCGTGTGCCCGGTCAGCGGGGTGAAGGTGCGCTTGCCTGGTGCGGTCACAGTGACACTGTCGCCGGCTGCCTTGACGGTCATCGCCGATCCGTCCATGAACTGGCCGGTCAGCACCAAGGCAGTGACACCGGTGACGAAGAAGTTTTTCGCGTTGTTCGCCGCGCCGGTGGTGGCGAAGCCGGTGATGCGCACGACGGTGCCGGCGCGATGGCCGTCCGTCAGCCAAGAGCCAGCCGAGCGGGCCAGGCCGCCCGCGCCCGAGGATACGGTGATCTGCGCGGTGGTGACGCCGCCGGCGGTGAAGTCGCGGCGCAGTAGCGCGGCCATCAGCAGCGAATAGGTGCCGCAAGAGGCTTCGCCCTTGATGTCGCCCGTGACGCGGAAGTTGCCCAGGCGGGTGTCGGTCATTTGCTGGCTCGGATCGATTTCGTTCGAACTGTACTTGTCGGCGTCGGTATCGAAGGTGCCGGTAACGCGCGGGTAGAAGCGCCCGTTGGCGGCCAGGGCCTTGATACCCTCTGCCGACTGCTTGCCGATGACGAGCAGGGTGTCAATGCCGTTTGCTGTGGTGCTCATGGGGGATTGCCTTTCTTTGGTCGAAAAAAAGACCGCCGAGGCGATCTGTGTGGGTGGTGCGCTTTACAGGTTGCAGAACCAGCGGACTTTCACGGGCAAAAACCACCTGCCGTTGTCTTCGCGGCCGCCGCCAATCTCTGGCGTGCGCTCGATCTGCACCGTGATGCCGTCCTTCGTGAAGCTGGCGCCGCGGTGGAAAAGCGCCCGGATCAGTTCGGCGCGCGCGCCGGCTGGCGCCGACCCCTGCCCCTGGCCTGTTGGGTATTGCAGGTTAATCTGGATGATGCCGCTCTCTTGCCGCGACGCGTCGCCCATGGCCCAGTTGTTAGGCTCGGCGGGCAGCAGGTAGACCGCTTGGTACGGCTGCCCGGTCACCGGCGTGTAACCAAAGCCTTGGTATGCGGTGTCGATCGGTGGCGCGATGCTGGCCAGCGCCGTTTCCAGCGCGGCCCGAATTTTTATCTGGCTCATGAGTAGGTAGAGAATCCCTGTGAGAAGTCCTGGGCGCTGGTACCGGCGCGGATCCCGTTGACCGCATCGTCAACAATGGTCCTGAACTCGACCACGGTCAGCGCGACCAGCCCGACGGGCGCCTGGCGGGACCAGCCCTCCTCGATGCGCTTGGCGTACGGGAGGTTGTTCACGAGGAAAAATGTCTGGCCGGCTTTGGCAGTGCCGATCGTGCCGGCGTGCGCGGCCAATGTCGCGCTGCCGGTCTTGTCCACCAAATCAACAGGCCCGGAAGCAGGCGAACCGATAGAAAGTTGCCAATTTCCACGAAAACGGCCTCCGCTATAACCCTTCGGCGGCGGGTGCTGCCAGTACGACCCGTCACCGACCGGCGAACGCTGGACCAGTCGGCCGTCGATCTTCATCAGGATCGCGCGCACGGCCAGGTCCTGATTCGCCTTGGTCTTCGCAATGAACGCCGCGATCTGGAGCGAGAAGGATTTTCCCGTCATCACACGCCTCGCAGCTGGAGCGTGAACAGCACCGGGATACTGGTCGGCTCAACCGTGTCGACCGCAGCGATGGTGAACAACGCGGCGCCGATCAGCACCAGGTCGGCGGTGTTCGGCGCTGGCATCGGCGCGCCGTCGCGCCGTAGCGGCGAAAGCAGCAACTGCTGGTCGCCTTTCAGGATCAGCGTGCCGTCGATGTCCTCGGCGCTATAGGCGATCTTTACACCGGTACCGGGGAAATCTGCGGTTCCGGCCGGAGTCCCGGTGCCGGTGCCAGTGTCGTAGGTGCCAGGCACTGTCCGGCGCAGCACCACGGTGCCGCCCTTCCGGCGCAGCGACTGGTCGGCGCGTGCGGCGGTCTTGGCGTAGTCCGTCATCCCCGTACCAACCTGATCGAGTTCGAGCCGCCGGCCGTGCCGAAATACGGAGTCAGCAGGGTATCGACGGCGGTGAAGCGCTCGCGCGCGTCCACTGTGTTCTGGAAGTACTCGTCTTCCAGCGGCCCGACCTTGGTACGCTTGAGGACGTTCGACCCGGTGTCGAGGTCCGGCATCAGGTCTTCGCCATTGCCAGAGCGGACGGACAGGTCGATGCAAGCGGCGACAACTTCAGCGGGCACAATCGTGCTTGCGATCAGGAATTTGTCGACCATGACGTCGTAGCGCGGCCAGTCCAGCGCTTGGTGCCGGTACACGCGGCGGCCGGCCCAGCGCGTGCGATAGGCGGCCATAAAAATCGTCGCCTTCCGCAGCGCGATCTCTTTGGCGGCCTCGGCCAGCGCCGCCCATGAGGCGACGCCCAGGCTCGAGCACCGCGCATCCGCCGCCGCCACACTGGCGTACGACTCGGCGCCGGCCAGGCCGCTACCGTCTTCAACGATCAATGCCATTTCGCTTTCCCTCTATGTCTGGGTTCGTAGTGCCGCCGCGATCAAGCAAGCGGCCACCACGTTATGGGTAGATAGGCCCGGCGCACTTCTCGAAGCTGAACCTGCGAAAGCCAACTTTCCCGCCGCCGCCACCAGTACGCGCACCGACGCGGATACGCATCGTGAAAAGTGTGTATCCGGGCAGCACCTTTTGCGGCTCACTGCGGAGCGGCATTGGCGGCATATCAGAACCAAACCCGGCCAAGTCGCGTCCCGCCTGGATGAGATAAGACGATTGAATGTTCGATCCGCTTGTGGCTTGCGCTTGAAGAATTGCCAAGCCTGTGCCGGTTGTGCCGAAAATCCGCTTGTCCAGCGAAATCTGGAAATAGTCGCCCACTACGAAATTGGGCGGCAATGTAAATTGCTGGAACAGCTCGTGATAGTCGCCGGCTGTCGAGCCGGTCACGTCCACGCACCACCAGTCGAGGCCGCCGTCCGTTGCAGGTTCAAAGGTCGGCGTGCATGTCTGCGTTGCGCCAGAGCGCGACAATGTGTAGCTGTCGGGCACGGTCCCAGTGATTCCATGCGCCGCCGCACCTCCGGCACCGTAGCCCCCAGCGGTGCCGCGCAAAGCGGGGTTGAGGTTGAGAGTGCCGACCTTCAACTCCGAGTCCCAAGTAGCAACAGTATTGTTGCGCACCTGCTCTTTCGGGTAGTCCTGCAGTAGCGCTGCTACGAGCGGAATGGAAGCCGTGTAGGCACCAAGCGGCATCCAGTGCAAGTTATCCGCAGGGTTGTACATGCCAGCACGACCGCCCGGATTACTAAGTGGTGTCGGCCCGCCCAGCGCTATCGCATTTGCGCTCACCAACTTGTCGAATGCGCTAACAAAACGCACGTTCCGCAGCGTGCGGCAATATGCACGGATCGATTCGGACACCCGGCCCAGCCATTGGTTCACAGCAACCGTGGCGGATGGGTTCGGCGCCGTTTCGTTGACGTAGACCCGGCGCGCTTTTGCCCGCGCGAGGTCGATGATTGCTATCAGGTTTGCTATTGTTACTTTTGCCGCGGTGGCGTCCCCTGGGGCGTCGTTGACACCTGCGAGGATGCAAACGGCTTCCACGTCGGTGGCCAGCGCTTGCGGGGTGTATTTCAGAATGTCGGCGGTGGTCGCGCCTGTGATCCCGAACGCTTGGTAATCGGTAAAAGTCTCGCCAAGTGCGCCAGCTACCCAAGGCACGTACCCGATGAAGTTATAGTCGGAGATGGTGGCCAGCCCAGCAGTTGTGACCGTGCTGCTTTTATTGATCGGCGCCGCCGTGGCTCCACGAATGGCAACCAGCACGCCTGAATTTGGAAACGAGCCGCTTGGCAGATACTTCCAGCCGCCTTCGGATACATCGACCCACGGGCCGGGAACAGGGTCGCCGGTGTAGGTCCAGCGCACGCGGTTGGCGGCGTCCGTTTCCACCGTCCCGCCCAGCGTTCCGGCGCGGCCGTCCACCATGCAGTAGACCAGCCACGCACCGTTGCCCATATTGGCTGGCGTGGTGATCGTGCTGCTGCCGTACCACGGGCGGCCGTCGAAAATGCCGGGTGCGCGCCCAGGTGCGCCGCCGTAAGTCAGCGAATCACCGATGAAGACCATGCGCTGACGTGGACCGGACAGTGGTAAGGGCACTTGACTGCCGTCGAGCAGACTCAAGCCTTTGAGCTTGCCCTTTGAGTCGTATGCATACTGCGGGCCGCTCAGGACGGCCAGATCCACCGTGATCGTCACTTCGCCGGCAGCGCAAGTTACAAGATATCTTTGGGTTCCTGTCAATGGCCCGATCGGCACGCCTGACCCAGCGCCGATCGCCCAGGACTGGACCGCGTTCGTCCCGCCCAAGACTGGATCGAGCCGATATGCCACCCCGACAGTTCCGACGGAACCCGAAAAGGCGACAATTTGGTCCTGCTGTACAGAGACTGTCTGCTGCTGGCCGGCGCTGATAGTGGGCATGGGTAACCTTGTATGGACGTAAAAAAACCCGCGCGCGGCGGGCTGATGCAGAGAGGGACGGTATTACTCGGGCTTGCTGGTCTTGCCCTTGGCAGGCGCTGTTTCGGCCAGCTTGGTAGCTTCGACGCGCAGGCGCAGCGCTTCGGCTTCTTGGGCTGCGGCCTGGGCATCGAGGTCAGCTCGCATTTTCTGGATCTGGGCCAACTGGTCTGCGACATTGCGCGCATCGGCGGCGGCGCGACGTTCCAGCTCTTCGTGCGCGGCCAGCAACTCGTCCTTGGTCGGGACGCGCTCGGCCAGCGCGGCGCGGTCGTTGTCGGCGCCGTACAGCTCGTGCATCTGCGGGTTGAAGTCAGTGCGGTTGATGATGACGAACGCGCCTTGGCTGCGCGGGTCGGTCGATTTGATTTTGAATGTCATGGTGATCCCAGGTGACACCCGGCGCCGACTAGGCGGCCGGGCCGGTGGATAACGTCGGTGCTTACGCGCCGATCAAAACGCCGATATGGCGCGGTGCTACGGCCTTGACGCCCCAGGCCAGATTGACCTCGTAACGAACCTGGCGCTTCTGCTTGTAGATGCAGAACTCGTAGGTCAGGCCCGAAATCGGATCGGTCACCATCATCACGTCGTCGGCCGAATCGCCTTCGTCGGGCATAGCTGGCGCACGGGTGGCCAGCTGGATCGCCGAGCGGTGGAAGAACATATTGCGGGTGGTGGCTGCGATGACGGTGATCGCGGTGGCGCCGACGATTGCCTTGCGCAGGCCCGGCTCGGCGAGCACGATGGCGCCGCCATTGGAAGTGTCGCTGTCGCCGACTGCCACCATGTACTTGTTCTCAGCATCGCCCGCGAAGGTCACGATATCGCCGGCGAGAACAGTGCCGGTACCGGCCGCTGCCAGGGTGATGACCGTTGCCCCTGCCGCGTAGCCGGCGGCGTTGGTGGTCGCGCCCGCGCCAGTGCCAGCTGTGACCAGCGAACGGATCTGTCCGGAGTTGTGGATGTCCCAGCCTTCCACCTGGCCGATGATGCCGCGACGCAGCAGGTCGTCGCTGTTCGCTTCGTTCGCCTTGAACAGTCCCGACTGCTTACCGCGGATGTTCGAGATCGCCGAAGAGCCCAGGACCATCTGGCGGTCGGTGAGCGGCGCGCCGTTGTCATCCAGAATGCGGAGCGAGTTCGAGAAGTCGGTGAAGTCGGCAGCAGTGCCGAACGGCGTCACGTTGAAAGTGCCGTACGCACGCGATGCAGCGATGTGCAGCGCGGTCAGATCGGCCTCGACTTCGTTACCGAGGGTGCGCAGCGCTTGGGTGATGCGCTGTGCGTTGATGTTGCCCAGCGTGCCGGCGTTGTTCAGGCCCTTGGCTTCTTCGCCGGTGATGCCGAACGGCACCGAGCGCGCCTTCTGGATCGTCATGTCGACGAAGTTGATGGTCTGGTTCGGGGTATCGGCAGCGTAGGCGCCCGGAGTCAGGTCTTCAGCCACCATAGGGCCGACCGACGGCGAGCGCACGGTCTCGTTGATCGCAGCGCGTTCGGCGCTGGAATCGCGGGATACTGCGGGGATCATGCCGATCTGTTCGCGCGAGATCACTTCCATCGCGTTGTAGATGGTCGGCAGGAGACCGGTCAGGGTAAGAGTGCCCATGTGTTATTTCTTTCAGAGTGGAAAAATTGGTGTACTGCCTGCCGACCAGAACGGTTGATCAGGCGACTGTGCCGCCGTCCTTGATGTAGGACGCACGTTCTTGGGGGGCCAGTTGCTCAAACTGAGCGCGTGGAATTTGCTTCTTGCCTGCGCTACCGCCGCCCGGCTGGGCGCCGCCCCCGGACGCGCCGGATGCCTTGATGATCTGGTCCTTGAATGGGCAAGCGCGTACCAAGGCTTCCAGGCCTTCGTCGAAGTCGGCCACTTCACCAGGGCGGTTAGGCGAATAGATCTTGTTGCCGCTGGCGTCGTACGGGACCATCTTGCCGTCCTCGACCTTGAAGTTCGAACCGAAGTACGCTTTTGCCATTTCAGGCGGAATGACCAGGCGGCTTGGATGCTTGTCGTCGGTCAGCAGCTTCGAGCTGGCGAAGCCGCCACCGATCATGTGAGCATTCAGCTCACCGGTGCGCTTCTCCAGTTGGGCGGCCAGTTCCTGCTCGCGCGTGGCGCTTGCCTTGGCAGCAGCAGCGACCTGCTCCTGCGCGGTGCGGGCGGCGGCTTCCTTGATTTCCGCGACCTGGGCAGCAGTCTTAAGCTGGCCCACGTCGAGGTTGCGAACGGTTTCCAGTGCGGTGCGTGCAGCTTCAGGATCGTCCAATCCTTCGAACGCCTTGATCTTGCCTTCAGCTTCGGTGAAGCGGCGCTTGTAGTCCGTGTTCTCACCGGTCAGCTGACCGATCTTGGCGAATGCCTGGGCGCCGTCAAAGACGATCTCGCGGCCGTCGTCGTGCACGTACACTGGTTTGCCATCGCGCAGCACTGCGCCGCCCTTGTCATCGAGGAGGAGTTTCATGTTGAACTTTCTGTTCAGGAGGTTGTGGGCTTGCTGCCCGAAATGGCCGGCGCTCGGCTTGCTGCTCTGCGCGCGGCAATGAAAAAGGCCGCCAAGTTGCCCGGGCGGCCTCGTGAAATTATTGCCCGGCGTTCCGGGTCAGGGGTATAGCGTGCGCAGCCGTGCAGCGCGCTCGATGTCGAAGGGATGCGCCGACATCTTGTCGAGCGCGGATGCGAGCGCCTGGGCGTGGCCACCGCGCGCGGCGTAGTCGTCGGCCTCAAACTCCAGCCGCCGGCGGCGTGCGGCGCTGATCGAGACGAAGCAGCAGGTCAGCGCCAGGTTGCTCCAGATGTGCATGTGGCGCCGGTGCCCGCGCTCGTGCTCAAGCACCGCAGCGACCTCCGCCGGCGTGAGCACTTGGCCCAGCCAGGCCGGAATCACGATCCGAAAACCGTTGAAGCATGGCTGGTTCGGGCGGACGAGTAGCGCAGCCAAGATCAAGGCGGCCAAATTGGCGCCCGCCCAGGCTGCCCACAGGGCGACGAGAACTGTCAATGCATGGATCATTCAAATACTCCGGACGTAAAAAAAGCCCGCCGGAGCGAGCTTGCTTTTCTGTCATTTAAGTACCCATCGATATCGTCGCATGCGCTCGGGATCCGTCAGCACATTCTGGCGATGCTGCTCGGCCGCTGTCATCTCCAGCAACCTGTTCGGAATCCATGTGCCGTCCATGCCAAACGAGCCCCACAGCACCTTGAGTTTGATCATTGTTACGCTTCCCTGTTGGTCAGCACGAAGTGCGCCGGCGTCTCGCCATACGCCGCCAGGTCGACGGCTGTCACCGGCTGCCCGTCAGGCAGCGCGACCAGCGCGCCGCCCATGCCAGTCGCGGAAATCTTGGCCAGCTTGGCCGCCAGGTCGTCGACGGTCATGGGCTTGGGTGGCGCCGGCGGCGCGGTCGGCACAGGCGACTTCAGCAGGGAGTTAGGATCGAAGGTCATGCGGCGATTCTACCCTACTGCGAATACATCTCCTTGAGGGCCGACAGCTTCAGCGGCCGGCCTGACATGTTGACCAGGTCGCGCGGCGCTAGCTTCCCCTCGCGGAACAGCGCAGCGCGGCCCGGCCCCAGCACCTCGTTCTGGTAGTCGGCGCCCTTCATGGTCAGGTAGTCGGCGAACGTCGTCTTGGCCGATATCGGCCCGCTCGACGATGCGCGCGTGCCCGGCTCCGGCTCGTCCAGGTCGATGCCCATCTCACGGAAGGTTTTCATCACCGCGATCTCGGTTGATCTGCAATTGTGAGTTACAATGCCATTTGCAGAGTACCACCCGCCCACCGTTTCGAGGTTATAGACATGCCCGCTAAATTGCCTGACGTTCACAGAAATAACATCATCGAGAAATACAGCGCCGGCGCCGCCATCAAGGATATTACGACCGAGTTCGGCGTCAGCAATGTCACCGTCTTCAATATTCTGAAGCGCGCCAACATCCCCCTGCGTGGCAAGGTCGGGGCGACATTGCCCGCCAGCGATATTGTCACAGCCTTCACCGATGGCGCCACCCCTGGAGAACTTGCTACCAAGTACCTCGTTGACAATAAGGTCATCACGACTATTCTTCGCAAGGCCGGCATCACCGAGTCTCGATCCAAGCTTCAGAGCGCTGTTGTTCGCGATCTCGTCGCCACCGGCGCTACTGACGCCGACGTGGTTCAAGTTTTCCAGTCCGGCATTGGCGTGCAAGGCATCCACGACAAGCTTGGGATTTCGATCCGTGTTGTCACCGAAATCCTGCAACGCAACGGTGTTGATACACGAGACCGCAGCGCCCAACAATCGGCCCGGATGGCTCGAACCTCGCCCGCCGATCGCATCGCGCTCGCCGCAGCAGCGAACGCTTCCTTGAGGGGCGTCCCCGCAAAGCAATCCCGGTTGATCGCCGGCGCCGCCACTTACGAGAGGCGAGGTAATCGCCGTCGTTCCGTCTACGAAGACGCCCTGGCCGCAATGTTGTTGCAGCGCGGGGTTGACACGGTCCCGCAAAAAGCTTTCGGTCCATATAACAGCGATCTTGCTGCCGCCCCCGTCGCCGTGGAAGTCTTCGGTGGAAAGTGGCACTGGTACGGGATGCACCTTGCGCGCTGCGAAAAACGAACCAAATTCATCCTCAATGCGGGTTGGAATGTTTTGATGGTCGCCGTTACCGATTCCTTTCCACTCACTCCCGCCGTCGCAGACTACGTTGCTGCCTACATTAATGAGGCGCGCCGCAACCCATCCGCCGCTCGTGAGTATCGGGTGATTTGGGGTGCTGGTGAGTTCTCTACCGCTGGCGGTGCGGATGACAATAACTTCTCCATCAAACCACCTTTTACTAACGCCCGTGATGCCACTTCGGGGCAATACAAGCGCATCTCCAGGTAAGCAGTTGAAGTGCCGTGGCACGCCGCCGTTGTAGGGTAAATCGTTCTCGCCCATCGGCTCGTAGTCCAGATCCCACTGCGCGCCGCTGTAGGCAATGCACATCAGGCTGGTGTGGCCGTCCAGCGTCGAAACCTGCTCGATGCCGGTCATCAAGTCCGAGTTCATCTCGAACGTTGCGCGGCGCGCCTCGGCGGCGACGGTGGCCATGCTGGTCTGCACGATCGACAGGGCATTCTTGCGCGCCATCGGCATGACGCCCGGGATTTCGTCGGTACCGATCACGCGCGCCACGATCTGCGCGTTCGTCTCGCCTTGGGCGGCACCGATGCGGATCTGGGTCGCCAGCTTGAACGCCGTGTCCTGCTCCTGGCGCAGCCACCATGCCCGCGCCGGCGAGCCCTGCACTAGGGTGTCGCTGACCAGCGTGCGCAGGTAGTTCTCGGTCGGCATGCCCACACCCAGGCGGGCTTCGATGACGGTTGACAGCGCAGAGCGTACGCCCAGGGCCTCGACCTCTGCAACTGCGCCCAGGTCAACCACCAGCTGGGCGCGGCCGTAGTAATCGGCGATCAGCTCGTTCGATTCGCGCAGAAGCGCATTCTTGCCTGCCTTGCCCAGCTCGGACAGCGCCGGCGCATTGGCCAGCACGCCCACTACATCCTTCTGCAGCAGGATCAGCAGCGCGAGCACCTTGGCCTTGACTTCGGCCTCGGCCCGCAGCATCAGGACGTTGTGCTCGATGAGCAGGTCCATCAGCCACTGCTCGAGCGCGCTCATGCTGGCGGTACCGGTTCAGGCTCAGGCTTGGTGCCAGGCGGTGGGCCAGGCTTCGGCGGCGTCTTCGGCATCGGGACGTCGAACGTCGGCGGCTCGTCGCTCGCGCGGTCACTCTCGATGCGCTTCTTCTCGGCCTCCCAGTCGACGTCAGCCGACCGGATGCCGCGGCGCTGGAATTCTTCGTGCAGCGACTCGTTCGACATCTTGCCGGCTACGGTCGCCTTGAACAACAGGTCGGCGCTGACCTCGTCAAGGGTCGCGGCGCCAAAATCCTTGAAGATCGTGACCGTGCCGCCCTTCGGCTCGACAATCCAGTCGGCCATGAACTGCAAGGCCTGCTCGATGCATTTGTCGAGGTCGTTGGCGATGCGCTGGAGCGCGCACATGTTACCCTCGCCCTCGGAAGCGGTTTGCGTCGCCGTGATCTTGCCTGGCCGGATAACCATCATCTCGGCGCCGGACTGGCGCATCTGCTCTTCGAGCGTGTTCAGCTCGTCGCGGCCGATCTTGACCGCCTCGGCCGATCCTTGGACCACCTTGGCGTCAGCACCCGTCGGAAGCTTCACAGCTGCGTTTGAGCTGATCGTCAGTGGATCGCTGTTGTCGAGTCCGATGAGGACGAGCATGCGCTTGCGGGCAAACCGGACGCTATCGTCCTGGTCACTCGATTCGCGCCAGTGTTTGCTGTTCTGCTCGGCCAGGGCCATCAGCGGCGGCTTCGAGCACATGAATCCTTTGCGCTTCCCGTAGGATGCGACAAAAGGGATGCGTGGGAGCGAGCCCCCCTCTTCGTGCAGGGCCCATTCGTCACGCGTCGCCATCACCTTCGACTTGCGCCAGGTCTGCCATTTTCCGCGATAAAGAACGCGCACTTGAGGAACGGTCGTCTGGGTGAATTCGTCGGTCTTCTCCTTCGCGGACTCCAGCAGGCGCAGCTGCGTGAATTCCTCGACGCCGTTGATGACCTCCGATTCCCAGCCCAGCACGTTTTGCGGATGGATGTGGACGAAGTAGGGGCGCACGCCAGCGGCCTTTTCGTCGGCCTTGGTCTTGAGTCCGACCGCCTTGGGGAAGTCGACCAGAATCCCAGAGAACCCATGCGATATCGTTTCCTCGCAAATGCTCGCCGCGAAGGTGTGCAGACTGTTGCCCTGCAGGTCGATGTTGTCCTGCCACGCAGCGATACGCGCTGGCACGTCAGCACCCAGATCCAGCTTCTTCGAGAATGGCTTGCCCGCCAAGACTTCAACCGTCCGCTCGAAAGCTGGGTAAAGCACAGCATTGGCCAGGCGGTATTTCCAGTCTTCCTCGTCTTCGTTTGGCTGCTTTGGCATGTAGGTGGCGCCGGCGGCCCGCATTGCTACGGTGCCGCCCAGCAGCGCGTCGATCAGCAGGGAATTCGCGTTCAGCGCCGCAGCTTCGTCTGATTGTTTGCGTACAGCGCTCATGATTTCCTTTATTTCTACCAGCGCAGAGGGCCTGCGGTGGCGATTCGCTTCACGATCGGGTACCGCTTCACGAGGAAGTAGCCGTTCGCGTCATTGGGGTGGTCGTGCCCGGATTTCTTATCCGGCGTGCCATCAGCTCCCCATACCTGCTGTTCCAACGCCTCGGTGGTCGTCGGGCACAGGTCGGTGTTGATCTTCCACTGGCGCTCACCCTGGGCGTTCAGGATCATCGCGTTGTAAGCGTTGACCCGATCCCGCACCGCTGGGTTGGCGCCGTTGACCTCGATCTGAAAGCCCGCCGTGCGCAGAATCGAAAGGTCCGACTCGCTGGCGTTCTTGCTGCTGGTGTTCTGCCCGGACGCATCTGGGAAAATCTTGATCTGGTGGCCTTTGTCCTTGAAGTCTTCCTTCAAAATCTTGGCCATCGCCGGCGTGTCGCGCACCTGGACGCGCTCGGCAAGCGTCATCGGCAGGCCGTCGCGCACCACGTTGATGCAGGCAGTCATGTTCTGGACGTTGAAGTCCAGGCCGATCTGTAGCGGCTCGCCAGGCAGGATGATCGCGTCCGTGTGGTTCAGCCGTCGGTCAAAGTCGGCATACACGCTCCCGCTGGTCAAGTTGGTGAACTTGCCGCGCAGGTATGCGTCAATCAGTGCCGGCGGATACGAGGCGAACAGCGATGGAATATAGTCGTCCGGCAGGTTCAACTCGTTGTCGAACGTGCTTGCCTGAATCAACCCGTACAGGCCGGCCAGCGCCGGCTTATCCCGGATCGCCTTCACGAACTGCTGGTAGACGAACTTGAAACCCTCCGGCGTCGTCGTAACGTCGATACCGTTCAGCAGTCCCGGCACCTTGTATCGCATTCGGGCGATGATCTTGCGCCAGGCCATCTCGGCTTTTTTCAACGGCATGACGTCCAGCTCGTCGATCAGCGAGTGGCCGATCTTGAACCCGACGATTGTCTCCGGCTTCTCCATCGAGCGGCAGATTACGGTGCCGCGATAGCGTCGGCCCTCGTACACCTCGACCTCGTGGTCGGCAATCTTTACCTTGATGCGCAGACCCATCGCAAAGGCCACCTCCTCCATCGTGGGATAGAAGATGTCGCGAATCTGCGGGTAGGTCGGCGCGAAGTAGCCTTGGTTGATGCCAGGCCATTGCCAAAAGTGAGCGCAGATGCCTGCACAGCCCACGTATGTCTTGCCCGAGCCGAAGCCGGCGACGTACGCTTTGAACTTGTGGGGGAGCTGGAGGAAAGCGGCTTGCGGAACGTTCAGGTCAAGCTGGATTGTCGTCATAGCGCTTGGCGTCTTTCACGCCGAACGTGATGGCAACCGGTGTCGGCTTATCGTCGTCCGGCTTCACGTCCTTGGTGGCCTTCATCAGCTCCATGCCGATCTCGGCGGCGCCATTCGCCATCTTGGTCAGCACGGCGATGTCGCCCAGTGCAATCCGACTCTTATCATCCAACGGCCCGGCGTCGTCGATCTCTTCAACCTTGGCGTGCGCGATGCCAGCCAACCTGTGCGCGGTGGCAGCGCCGTATCGTGCGGCGCCAGCCAGGTGCATCGAGATTTGCTTGAGCTCGTCGGCCAAAGTGCGCGCACTAATCTGCGCACCAATCGGCAGCGCACCAAAAGCTGTCTCTGCTGCAACCAATTGATTTGCAACGTCTTTTATTTGTTTCGTCTGCGCACCAAAGCGTTTTCTGATCGCTGCTTCGGATACCCCGTGTTCACGGGCGAGCACCCGTCCCGCCTCCCCCTTTAGGAGCCGCTGACCGATCTCCGCCCACTGCTTCTCCGTAAGCGATGATTTGCGGCCCATTCTTGCCCTCTGTTAATATTGTTGACTACGGGCCGATTGGAACGACAACAGCGGAGGAACGGATGAAATATTTGGTATCGCTACAGCAGACAGGAATGCCCCTTGGATTCACTTACACGTTCTCTGGTGCGGAGCGCGACGTGTTGCTCTCCGCGAAACTCGACGAAGATATCCAGCTCGACGACGGCACTGCAATGCTGGACAAGTACGGCGACATGAACTTCTCGCTTCGTTCGCCTGGCGGCAACCAAAGTTCCGAGGTCGACTACGAAGAACTCTGCTGGCAATTGAAAAATCCAGGCAGCGTAGTGCTTTATGCGCTCCGTCCTGACAAATAGAATCTCCGCCCGCCCCATACCAAAACCACGGTAGGCTCAGTACTAACGTCGAATAGATACCGAGATTGCTTGCTTGAAAATCGACTGAATTGTCCCCACATACACTATCGCTTAGTAGAGCTATAACTTCAACCCGAGGCCTTCAATGAACTTGAACCAAAATCCCACAGTTGACCAACTAAAAGTAATCGTTGCCGCATGTGACGATGAAGAAACTCATCATATTCTTTGGGTGGATAATACTGGTGAGGTTCGCGTCACACCGTTGCCCGACGACATAACCCCATCCGGCTTCGAGAGAAAATTTCCGACGACATTGCTCCGTTTCGAAACTTACCATCAAGGCAATGGGTATGTTGGTCAAGAAGCTGCAGACGATGAGGCCCATATGAACTCCGTGTTCAATTCGCTCGTACGCGAGTGGGCCACTCAGAATGGCCGGACGATTACACGGTACATCGGATAAGTCGCTTCCGTCCGTTGGCACAAACTACGTGCGGATCAACGGTACAGGACAGGCCAGAAGCCATTTGATGGCCACCTGCGCCCTGGCATATTGCGACACGGCTTACCGGCGCACCGAGATATCGAGCACGATCGACTGGATACGTCCGATCTGGCGCGTCGCTTCGATCGAGCCCGGGCGCAGAATGTTCACTGTGAGCGAGTCGACCGCCATGCCCGTCGCGTCAATGAAGGCGTTGAGCTCGGCGTTGATCGCCGTTTGCAGGCGCCGCTCCAGGTCTCGGCGCAGCCTGGCGATATCGCTAACCGCCCGCTTGGTCTGGCTGATCGCCACGGGCTTGTCGCCGGCTGCGTACGCCATGTCGACCCAGGGCAGCCCGTCGCGGTTTTCGGTGCCGTTCATTCCCGGCCCATCATGTGCGGCACCTGGGCTGCAACAGCTGCAATGCCCTGCCCTTGCGCGCCGTATCCCTTAGCCTGAAGGATCTGCTTGGCCGTCTCGCACTCGGCGAGGTGCTGCGCCAGGGAAGTGATCGTGGTCTCGTCCTTGGCCTCTACGGCGCGGACGATCAGGCTGTACCAGTGGCGGGGAATCATTGCGGGCCTTGAATAAGAAGAGCCGCGGGCGCGTTGCACCTGGCGGCGAAAGAGCGCTGGGAAGCGCCCGAGGGAGATTGTGGAGCGGGATGACGGGCTCGAACCGTCGACCTCATACTTGGAAGGAATGCGCTCTGCCTTCTGAGCTAATCCCGCTCTGAATCTGGCAAACCGTATGGGAATCGAACCCATCTGAGCGCCTTGAAAGGGCGATGACCTCACCTGAAGTCGAACGGTTCATACATTGGCGGAAGATGAAGGAATCGAACCATCAGCCATCCCTGACTGCCACGGTTTTCAAGACCGCTTTGCGCCCTGCGCGGCATCTTCCAAAACTGGCGGTAGCACCTCAGGTGCCGGTCCGCTGAAACTTCTCCGCCCTTTTCTTTGGCGAATAATTGCTCTGTTTCCACTGCTTAATCTGCGCCGTCCTGCCTATGCGACGCTCTTCCACCGTAAAGTAGACCTGACGCGGGTCTCGCTTCACCCGCGAATTGCAGGATAGGTGGCTGAACGCAATGTTTTCCAGATCAAAAAACGCGCCCTTTGGATCGGCACTATCCAACCAAGGCGTCATGTGCTCAACACTAAAGTTATCTCGCACGAGTTCGGCGTTACAGCGATGGCACTTGTGGCCTAACTTGATCGCGAACGAAAACAGCAGATCGACCTTGAGTCGATTGGCTGCGGTACTGGGGTTCATACCCAGCTGCAGCGTCTTCTTATCCATAACTCTCCGATGAGGTTGATAGAAAATTGGCGGTAGCAGCGCGATTCGAACGCGCGGAGCGTTTCCACTCTACGGCTTAGCAAGCCGTTGCTTTCGGCCTCTCAGCCATGCTACCTATAATCGTCCGGAGTTCAGCGTTCCGGGTCGTTCGGCTTGCGCCAGCACCGCGCGCGGCGGCTCGACTGTTGTTTGCACCCTGCTCGGCGTTACCGCTGGCTACTGGCTGCACCAGTTGTTGGCAGGTCTTGGTATAGTCACGTGAATGTCGGCCTAATCGATGACGGGGCGCATCTGGCGGCCTATTTTGCCCGTACTACCATGGAGTGACATCGTTTCGTGATGCGGCCGGCGCAGCTGGTGCGCACCAAGAGAGATCCTTGCCGTGCAGAATGCAGAGGACGAGGACATATTGTCTTGCAGTCAGCTTATATAGCGCCGTGTGTAGCGCTTCACCTTCAAAGAACAACGCCTGGCGATCAACCCGGGCGACCCCTCGTAATAGCAGGGTTTCAGCCCGATGCTTTCGCAGAGCGGGAACTCTATTCGGACACCTCCGGAGCCTGCCCGCTTTCCGGGATCAGGCCCCACCCGAGCTGTCGCTTGATCTGGTCAGGCGACGGCGGCGGGCTTTCTTTGCGTTCGGGCGCACTCATGTACGCGCGAACGAGTTCTTTGTCGGGGTGTGTCACGTTCACCATATCTGCCTCGCTGGGAGCGGAAAGCAAAAAACCCGCTCAAGGCGGGCTTTCGGGTTCGTCCCAGCTATCTGCTGGGTACTACGTGCGACTGTGCTGCGTAAATTTCAGTGCGAGCGAAACCATCGGTAGGCTTGCACTATATGAAATCCCAGGGGTCGTTGTCGCTTTCGCGTCTAGCACAAGCCTGGGAGAAATTTACATCACATCGAGAATTGCAATTCTACACGAAACCACTGTTTGTATACACAGTTTCAGGAAATTTCTTCGGTCACCAGGTCATGCTTGCGCAACAGTGCGCTTGCGATGGCTGCGTGTGTCGATTCGATGGCGCCCAACTCCGACACCATGTCGAGCACCAGCTTGGCCTCGTAGCCGCTCAGGCCCGTCAATTCGATCTTGCCCGATCCCTTGCATGGAATGCAGGCGCGCTTGCTCTCGGCGACACCGGTGCCGTGGCACTGGGCGCACTTGCCGTCCAAAAAGTGGGCAAGCGAGGCGTTGGCCACCCGTCGAAACGTGATCGGCGCAATGGCAATGTCCTCGGGCTTCACCCAACGCCGCGCGGTGCCCTTCTCGGTCACGATGGCGAGCCATTCGCGCAACAAGCCGGCCAAGTTCTGCGCATTGCCCTCGAACTTCTTGCCCAACGTGCCATCCGCGTATTTGACGCGCGACAGCAACGAACCGATGTTGCGCGCGGACTTATCAGCACGTGCGGCAGCCTGAAGTGCGTCGGTCTGGTGGTGAAAGCAGTCATCCATGAGATTGGATGAGCCGAGCGATTGAAGGTGTTTTTCAGCAAATCCCATAGTTTCCCCACAAGAAGACCTTCCCACCTTACCATATTGCTGCAAGTTTACAAGAGTCCAATGGGAAATATTTTTCTTCGTCGAAACACCCAAATCGCTTGACTCGGCAGAGCTGCTTTATGCGCCGGTGCTGCCGAATCCCCCGCCTTCCCGCGCCGTATCGCCCAGCTCGTCGACCAGATCGAATTCGACGCGCGGCGACGCTACCAGCTTCGCCTGTGCGATCCTATCGCCCGTTCGGACCTTGGGGCATCGGGCATCGTCATCGCCGTCGAAGCGCAGCGCAACCATCACCTCGCCGCGGTAGTCCGAGTCGATCTGGCCCGTGCAGTTCGACAAGCGAATGGCGTCCTTGAAGCCCTGCCCGCTGCGGCTGTGGATCTCCATGACCCATCCGGGCGGGATCTCGAACGCCAGGCCGGTGCGGAATATAGCAGCGTGCTGATCACGCGGGTGCGGCTTGAAGTCATCACCATCGAGGGCATGTAGGTCAAAGCAGCCCGCACCATCGGTTGCGTAGGTTGGTAGGATTGCATCCGGGTGCAGCTTCTTCACTTTCAATTTCATCATCGTCCTTTCAAGTGCTGCCCGGCTCGGTGGGCAGCTGCCCGTCATTTCTTCCAGCGCTTCCGCTGCTCGCGCTCGATCCGCTCGCGCAGGTACTTGACGCAGCAGGCCGGGTCGCGCCAGCCGTCCACGCCGGCCACCTTGGTCGCCGGCTTGTTCTCACGCATCCGGTAGACTTCGGCCAGCTCGGCGCGAGTAAGTGGGCGATCGCTCATTGCATCGCCCGCTCGGCGACTTTGCACGCATCATTCATCACGCCCACCTCGACGTTCGGCATGGCGCACAGGTACGTCTTAATTGCTGCAGCGATGGCCTTGTGCTCGCCGGTGGTCAGATCGAGCAGCTTCGTCGGCCTGGCGCTTGCCTTCTGAAGCGCGGCGTACGCCTTCGTGACCTGGCCATGAAATGCCTTGGACTTCGTGCGCGCGGCGATGAAGCTGGCAATGATCAGGTGCTGGGTCAGGAAGTTGGCGCCGGATGCAGTGCACTGCCCGCGCTTGGCAGCGTCCAGGTGGATCATCGCCGGCATGGCGATCAGTCGCGTATCGTCCGCGCCGACCTTCTGCTTGCGCGCGAAGATGTCGAGCGGGTTGTAGATGGTCGTCATCAGAAGTCCTCCACTTTCCAGCCGCCGCCGTCTTTCTTCGGGCGGGCCTGGATGGCGATGAATCGAATCGGGTACAGGTCTGCGACGATCTTGATCTTGGCGCGCGCGTCGTCCTGCCAGAAGCCTTTAACCTCGTGCGCTTCCAACGCACCGTCGGCAAGCATCACCACAAAATCAGGCGTGTAGAACGTGTTGTCGGCCAGGCGGAACTTGAGTCCTTCGAACTTGTACCAGGCCACCTCCCCGGCCTGCTTTCGCTGCTCGAGCGTGGCGGCATAGGCGACCTCGGTCTTATTCATGGCACCGACCTTGAGCCGGCCGAGCGCCTGTAGTTGGCGGCCGATCATTTCGCAGCCTCGCGCTTTGCAATTTCGCGCGTGATATACCAGGCAGCCTTCTTCAGGTCGTCCAGTGGAGCGCCCTTCTCGTCCGCGCGCCACAGGTACTTGATCGCGTTGCCAAGGTTGAAGCTCATGTGCTCGGTGATCTGGATGCATTCCACGCCCGACGGATGGCTCGTGTAATGCTTAGGATTATTGATGTTGTCAGTCATTGCATTCTTTCCAGTTGGGTTTCCGCCAGGCGCTGCTGCACCTGGGCATTCGTTGTGCGCTTATATTCCTCGTCGGCCAAGCGCACGCGCTCCACTTCGGCCAGGCGCTTGAGCTCCCGTTCTTCGGCTCCGTCCTTGATCATCTGCTTCACCCTGGCCAGCTGCGCCCGCGCCTCGGAGTCTGGCGTTGGATCGCCAGCCGGGCCTTCAAGCAGCGCCGCGGCGGCCGGCGCCGGCAGTCGACCGGCGTTGACCGCACCCCTGATAGCCGTGGCGTGCTGCCGTTTGTCCCAGCCAATCGACGCCACCCATTGCGCCGGCTGGTGCGCGGCGCGCGCTTCCGCCACCAGTCGGGTGTACGCTTCAAGGAACGACTTCCGCGCGCTGATCGCCCCGCTCGAGTCCAGGACCGGGCGGCAGATGAACAGCGCGGCCGCCGTCTCTGCCGTCCACACGACCGTCGATTCTTCGTCGCGCCCAGTGAGCGCGATCGCCCAGGCTTCCTCGGCGCCGGGCCGGCCGTCACCCTCGGCCATCAGCGCAATCTGCTCATTGATGTGCGCCGGCTGCGGGACGAACTTCCCGTCTTTGCCCATAATGTGGGCATGCAGCGCACCGCGAAAAACATCAAGCGGATACTTGGCCACGGCGCGGAAGAACATCGCCCTGGCGTCAGCGCTCAGCACCTTGGTGCCGCAGCTGATCATGTCGTAGGCGTCGTCCAACAGCTTGGCAAAGGCGTCGTAGTCACCTTGGCGCATCCAGACCTCCGAACTCGTCGTAGCCCCCGAACAGGCGGCGCTTGGCTTCCTCATTCAACGACTGTCGCCCTGCCCCGCCGCGCTTGGATGCCCAAGGCAGCAAGAAGTGCTCGTCGGGTCCGAAGAACGTTGCCGGCTGCTTGATGTAGCGATCCTCGGTGCGCTCGCTTTTCACGTATTCGGCATAGCGCTTGACGCCGGCCAGGATGTCAGCCGGCTTGGTGCCCGCCTTGACCCGTGTACCCCAGGCCTTGAACGAGCTAACCTTGTTGGCGCCAGAGCGCGCTGGATAGGCGGCCCATACTTCTTCGAACTCGTCCGGATAGTCATTCCGTTTCGCCGGCTTAACGTTGACCAGCGCACGCAGGGCGATGACCTCGGCGCGAAGTGCTTCGGCTTCGATCTGAAGTTCCTCGTATGTCGAATTCATGCGGCACCCCCGAGGATGTTCAGCCAGTTGTTCGGCACTTTGGCGGCCTTCTTTTCCCAGTGCTTGCTACGCCACTTCGCCTTCATCTGATCGTAGCGATCTGTCTTTTTCAAGTTGGCGTAGTAGCGCGCGCTGATCTGCGCTTTGGTAAGGCGGCGAAGCGTGTCCTTCGCATCCGGCTCTGTACCGACTTCGTAGACCGCCATCGACGGCCCGCCCAGCGGATGCGGCAACCACTTGCAAATGCGAATCTGTCGACCTGGCTCTGAGTGCAGCTGATTCACCGCCGAGTAGACGACATCCCGGCAGATACCGGTGCGCTCAACAAGCTGCGTCTTTGTTCCAGGCAGCGATCCAAGGATCAAAGCGATCGACGCTGCGCGCCGTGAATCCGGGCGCTTGTTTGCCGCGCGCGGGCGACCGTTAGTTGGGGCGGGCATTATGCGACCTCCCTGGCGAACATATCCAACTGCGGCGCAGGGATGGCGGCCAGCTCTGCTGCAGCCGTCACCTTTGCGTGCTCGAACTCGATGCGCGCGGTGGCGATCGGAATATACTCGGCGGTCATGTCGATGCCGACGAACTCGAAGCCGCCGCGCATGCATCCCTTGCCCGTGCTGCCGCTGCCCATGAACATGTCAAGCACCTTGCCGCCGGGCGGCGTGATCAGGCGCACGAGGTACAGCATCAGTTCGGTCGGCTTGACGGTCGGGTGATGGTTGCCCTTGCGATCGCTGCCCAGGTTCTCGGCGTCGCGAAGCGTGCTGCCCTTCTTGAACTGCGGACCTGGTGCGTCCAGGCCCTCGTGCCGGTCGGCCGGGCTGGTCTTGGCGCAGTAGAAGAAGCGGGCGGCGCTTCCGGTGTCGCTACGTGGCTCGGGGTTGTTCGTGACGTGGCGCAGCGCGCCGAAAACGCTATTCCCTTGCGCTCCGCCGTCCGTGCGGGCGCGGCCTTGTTGCCCCGGCGCGGTCGGGAACAGCGCCACCACCTCGGCGCTGCCGTCGTGAATGAGGTTGGCCGGCCAGCGGCCGAGCTGCGAAGGCGCGGCCCGCTCAACCGTTTCACCCTCTTGCCCCGGTACTGCAGTCAGTTTTTTGGCAGGACCGCCCCAGGCCGGAGTGCCAATTTCGGGGGCTGCGCCGCCAGGCCACCCGACCCGGCAGTCGTCGATGTTGAATGCGCCGGTACCGAACGCCAGCACGTTGGCGGACACGGTGCAGCCCTTGGCCAGCGGCTTGCGCGCCACGCAGATCGGCTCCCAGGCCGGTTTGAGCGCAGTGCCCCAGCCCTGCCAGTCGCCGTCCAAATTGCGCGACTTGGGGAAGCCCGATCCATACAACCAGCCAATCTGATCGCGCACCTCGAAGCCCGCGTCCTCGATTGCGCACACCATGCGGTGCTGCGTGCGCGTGCCGCTGAACGCTAGCAGGTGGCCGCCCGGCTTGAGCACGCGCAGGGCCTCGGCCCACACCTCGATGTTGTAGGCGATTTTCGATCCGTCCCACTGTTTCCCCATAAAGCCCGAAGACGCTATACTTTGCTCATGGACAATGAGATCAAACGTGAATGCCCGGTTTGCAAGATCATCTATAACGCTGACGCGACGCGCCTCAAGCATGGCCGGCAAACGACTTGCGGTCGGGCTTGCTCTTACCAGCTGCGCGCCACTCAAAAGCAAAATGGCAGCGAACAGTCGTGCACCGTTTGCGGAAAATACTTCTACCGCTCCCCGTCCCAGATCAAAACCAAGTACGGGGCTACATCCTGCTCCAGTGAATGCGCGTACAAGATCCGTCAGCGCACCGTCAACGCACCCTACGTTCTCGTCAGCCAGTACGATCGGACCGCTGCCGGAATTAAAGCATGGGAGACTCGACGAAAATCCGGAAAGCCCTATCCCGATTCCGCTAGAAACAAAGCCCGCACCAACGCCATTCAAAATTTGAAACAACTTGGTGGGGTCAGCAAGTTTGAGCGCAAAGCAGCCGAGGTGCTGCGCCGGCTCGGCTTCAATGTTGGCGACAGCGCTGTCGGACGAAACCAAAACGGCACTTTCGGATGTGTGTTTGACATCATCCTTCCCGAGCGCCGCCTCATCATTGAGTGCCACGGGAATTATTGGCATGGGGGAAGATGGACGTGGGAGGTCGCCGGCCACTCCCAAGCCAAGAACCTTGTCTATGAACAGCGGAAGTGCGTTGCCGCCCGCGAGATGGGATTTGATCTTCGCATTCTCTGGGAAAGCGAATTCAAAAAAGACCCGACTGGCGCTTTGCTTACCGTCGTTCGATAACTCATACGGCGGATCGCAAACGATCGCGTCCACGCTGCTCTCCGGCAGCTTGCTCATCTCGGTGATGCAATCGCCGTGAATAATGGTGTAGGGCTTCATGAGTACGCCCATTCCATGACTGCTACAATTCGCTTAGTCAAGATAAATCCCCTAGTAGGTGGTTTTTTGATCAGAGTCCGTGCCGGGTGCAACCGATGCGGACTCGCTTTTCATAAGGCCCTTGGACCGTAATACTCCCTGGCTTTCGTGGCGCGCCAGGTCGAAGTAGCGGTCGACCAGCGAACGTGGCATGCTGCCGGCGTAGCCGCCATCGAGCCAACTGTGGCAAGTCACGCAGGCGTAGCATCCTTCCTCGTCCCTGGCCTTGATGCCCATGCCCTTGCCGTCCTTGTGGCTGTTCGAATGCGCCCAGACAGTTGTGGCCGGGTCGCCGCAGCAGCAGGGGAACCGCAGGGTGCATGCCTCGCCTTCGGCTGACTTGCGGATGGGCATCATCTTCGGGCGACTTTTCTTCATCGCCGCCTTGCGCGCCGGAGCCTTTCTCTCGGCCGCAGCCACGCGCAGGATCCCGGTGCTCGTCGACGGCACCTTCTGCTTGAACGCGGTGTGCTTCAGGCCGGCGCCTTGTTTCAGTTGCGAGCGGCGCATCATTCGCACAACCCGTACGCCGAAGCGCATGCCGTGCCATCGTCCAGGGCCGTCAGCAGCGAGAATTGTTTGCCGCCGCGCGAGGTTTGCGCCCACTCGATCACCGCGTAAATATCATTCTCCTTCGCGTGAGCCAGGCTGTTCTGGACGAACTTACCGCCGTTCTCGGCCGGGATGAACGTGGCGCCGCCGCGCTTGCTGGCGTTGAGCACCTTCCACTCCCACTGCGAAATCCGCTCGGGGTGCTCCGGGAAGCGAAGCGCAATCTGCTTGAGCTCGGCCTTGTTGGCATTGATGCACGGCATGCAGCCGACGCGCCCCATTCCCTGCTTATAAAGGGGGTTTGGTTGCACGCCCTTCGATGCGCAGTATGCGAACACGTCCATTGCAGACCATTCGACTAGCGGCCGGAAGATATACAGGCCGCCGCCGACGCGCTCGAACTTCTTCGCGTTGCGCCGGTTTTGCGACTCGTCGCGGCGCACACCTTGCCAACTCACTACGGTGTACCCTTGCTCCATTAGCCCAAGCTGGTACTCGACGGCCATGTTGCGCTTGAGCTCCTCGGTGCAAAACTGCGCTTTGCGCGAAGGGAAGCGCCCCTTCCAGAGGCACAGGTCAAGAAACGGGTTGCCGCTGGGGTGCAGCACAGCCAGGGCCCGGCGCTTGGCTTTGTTCGTCCAGCGGACCTTGCGGCCATCGGCACCGCGCCGCGTGCGCTGGTCGCGCGCGATGAACATGCGCTTGCGGGCGATCTCGCCGGTGAAGTCCGCCCTCAACGTCGCAATGACAACACCGGTGGCAAGTTCCAGGTATTCGAGGTATTTGTAGACCTCCTCGTGCTCGTTCCCCGTGTCGCAGAAGATGCCGCGCACGTTCTCCGCACCGAAGCGCTCGATAGCCAGCAGCAGGGTCGCGGCGCTGTCCTTGCCACCGGATACCGAAACGACGTGAATGATGCTCATGATTCGACCTCCATCGGCTGCTTCGCCCGCTCAATGCAATCCAGCATGGCCTGGCGCGCCGCGGCATCGGATGGCAACGGCCCAGCTATGGGTCTCAACCACGCATCTGGAAATGGCCCCTCCGTGATGGTTTTTCCGTCAAGCGTGAAGCCGCCAGGGGCTTCAAAAACCCATATAGGGCCAAGCCCAGCCGGGATGTTGAAGAAATCCACTCCGCCGCATTTCCCACCGGCAAACAATTCGACGACGGTGCCAATACGCCCTTTGTGGCGGCCTTCTACACAAATCGCCATGTCTCCTGGCTTGCAGTTCATGGCGCCACCTCGACAAACATGTCGATGGTCTTGGTGTCGCGCACTACTTCAGGCGGCGCCAGGTCGAGCCATTGGCCGATGGTCTGATCGACCAGGTTCCCGTAGGGGAGGCAATCTTCTTTCCAGCCGTGCGGTAATGGGCTCCCTTGCTTGACTTCGTAGTCGCATTCCGGATCGTAGTCGCCGTCGGAAATGATCGCGCTTTTGTGGGCGCGGAACACCCGCTCGGCATCGATCTCGCTAGTGGCGACGACAACCGCGGTCACTACCATGTTGACGGCGTAGAGCCTTTGGACTTTGCTTTCGGTGCTCATCGCATTTCCTTCACTGGCATAAATTTGTAGCTCGCCGGTGCTGCGACGACTGGCAGCTGACCGGAATCGGAAAGGCCCTCGGCCAGCTTCATCAGCAGCACCAGGCGCTCGTGTGGCAGCGCGACGAAGTAGGCCTTGCCGTCGATCTGGACGGCGATCGAGATTGCAGTGATGTTCATCAGATACCTCCTCGGCGCCAGCCTGCGGGCTGCGGGTTGCACTTCACGCACACGTCCTGCCCCACAGGGAACTGGCCGATGCTCTTGTGGTTCTTGCAGCACGAGCACGTCATGCGCTTCGATGGGCTGACCGGGATGATCTGCTGCGTCGCCGCGCGGTAGCGGTCGTTAGATGCGTGGCCTAGTGACATGGTAGGATTCCTCTATGAAAATTTATCCACTCATAAGAGTTCTTTGGAAAAAGTCGCGTTTTTGGCTGCTTCTCTTTGTTGCCGTTATGAACCTGGTGAACATTGGTCTCGACATGAACCTCACCCGGGAGCATTGGGCATCGTGGGTACAGGCAGTGGGTTCCATTGCGGCATTGGTCGTCGCTATTTATGTGATGAGTCGGCAAAATGCTCACGCAGCACGATTGATTGCCCAAGCGGATAGCGTCGCGCTCACACGCCGTGCAAACACCGTCTCGGTCGTAGTCGAGAGCGCGTATTGGCAAATACATGCCTGCATCAACCATATGCAGGTCGCTGCAGCGAATAATGATGTCGCGGACCTTCAAATCTCCCTTTCCTCGAGTAAGCATGTTTGCGAGGTGATTCGGAGTAGTTTGACCAACATCCCCATTCATGATCTTGGATCGGCCGACATGGCCACGGGCGTAATACACATTGATTCGACCGCAGATATCATCCTGGCCTTGTGTGCGGGTCCACTGCCAACCATGCCAAACGTCCAGCAGATTGCTCCTGAGTTGCACACGAAGGCGAACAAGGCAATTGCCTTCTTCCGCACGGGCATGGCTCAGATTGGGATATAAAGCCATAGTCACCTTGACGCCGCCCTCGCGACGATCTCGCGCTCGTGCGCGGAGTTGACGCGGGCTGGCCGGGCCTTGTTTTCACAGACTCGGCACAGCGCGCCCCTGGTTGGCGCGTCGCACGTAGCGCATGGATGCGTCAGCGGCTTTGCTTGACCGTTCGCCGCCTTCTCTCTAGCAGCGGTGCCGAAGCATTTTTCCGGAGTCCATCCCGCGTCGAGGCGCTTTTTGGCCGTATCTTGGCGGATGCCGAAGCGCTCGCACCAATGCACCAGCGCTTGAGTCTCGCCCTTGTACTCGACCATGCGATTCGATCGACGATTGCGATCATTGACCTTGCGCGTCACCCACCGGCAATTTTCCGGTGAGTAGCCTTTGTCGTTGTTTTCGCGATCCAGTTCGTGCGCCGGCGACGGCTTCGCGCCCATATCGGCTAGGAAGTTCTCAACTGAATCAACCCAGCGATCGCAGACAGTGATGCCGCGCGCGCCATAGTCTTTGTAGGCCGGGTTGGTCGGCACCGTGCAGCGAAGGCGCAGCGTCTGCCATGCTTTGTATTCGGGCGTGTAGGAAAGCCCATGACTTGGTTTGCCGCTCATGATCTCGTCTCCAGCGCTGCATAGACGCGGTACTCGGCGCCCGGCGTGCGCACCAGGTTGGCGAGCTGCTGCTTGGCCTCGTCGCGCGTGACCGGTTCGGTGATGGCGAACCAGCCGATGTCCGGGCCGTCGAAGCGCTGCACGACGAATCCAATTTGGTTGGTGGCGGCGATCATGGCTTGATCCTCTGTAACTCGATAACCCAGACCCACGGATTGGATTCCCAGCTCCCAGCGCCGTTGATTTCGTTCCACAACTTGGCATAGCCGTCGTAGTATTCGTGGACACAGGTCGCTGGGTTAATGCCTTCTTCCTTGGCGTCCGCTTCGCTGCAATCGTTCAGCCGCTCGACGCGCACCGAGACGATTTCGAGCTGGATGCGGCTGGCCCAGCGCGGCATGTGAATGGAAGGCTTGCAGCCCGACGTGATGTTGTCGTCGCCATCAATCCATTCGACGACGGCATCGGTAGCCGGGTATGTAACCGTGTACCCTTCGCCTGTTTCCCAGTCGGGCGCATCGGCGCCATGTTCGCGTCCATCGGCGAACAGCGGCTGGAAGGTTTCACGCACCCAAAGTTGGTCGCCTGGATCGCCGTATGGGCACATTGCGAGAATTGTGTCTTTCCCATTCGGGTATAGCGTGCCGCCAGTGCGCGCTTTGTTCGGCAAATACCACGACGGGAACAGCCCGCACACGTCGCCATAAACCAGCTGCGGCTTCATAATTCGGCGTGTTTGTGTTTTGCTGCCGTCGAGCAGCGCACGCACCATCGGCGCGTTCATGAGGATTGGACGCTCTTTCATGCGCACACCTCGCTGGCCAGCTGGAAGCGAACGGTAGCCAGGGCCGCGAAGCCGGTCGGCTTGGCCGGCGCGCGCTCGATGCGATCCGCCGGTTCTGCCGGCGCCGCTGGCGGGTTGAAGAACTTGCCCGGCAGCGCGAGCGGATCGACTTTCACCGTTTCGATGCGCGGCGGTGTGGCTTTCGCTTCCCGGCGAACCCGCGCGGCGATCAAACGCGCTTGGCGAACTGTCGGCGGAACAGGGGCGTCCAGGCCGGAGAGGTAGTCCTGGATCGCTTGCTCGTTGGCGACCAGAGCATACGACGGGCGCTTGTAGCCGTCCCTATTCAAAACGTCATTTGGGGCAAAGGCTATAACTCCTTCGCACTTAAGTTCGCCGAGGTATTTACCCGCATTTGCCGGCGAAACGTTCAGAATTTCGGATACTTGAACCCGGCTCCTATTCCCATTGCGCAACGCCACGATGAGGCGCTTCAGGTTCTCGCTGCGCGATGGGCGGGCAACGGCGTTTTTGGCCTTGGTCATGGATGCCCCTTAGCAATCAGGGAATCAGCAACCTCGCGCAGTGCATAGCGCGCCTCGAGCTCGTCGTTGACCAGGTCCTGGAATCTGGTGCCCGGCGCTTTCTTAATCTTGGCCAGGTCCGCCAAGCGCCATGCGATCAGCTTCCTGTCCCGCCCGGAGTGCTCTTGCGCAAACGCGTGAGAAATCTCGCGGACGAGTACCTTGCCTTGGTGATGAATGCTTGAGTGATTCATGCCGCGACCCCCATTCCGGCGAGATCGTCGACCTTAGCCATTTGTCCGCACCATGAAGGGACGCCCACTACTGCATCGGCGCGCATCGGCATGATGACGCCGATGAAGTCCTCTGCCGCAGGAATTCGAGCAACTGCGCTGCCGCAGGCGTTGCCATTCACGTTGAAGAACTGGATGCCGTTGAACTTGATTTTTGACGTCCCATTCGATTTCGCTGCAGCAGTCGCTGCCCGCTCGAGCAAGGCGACCAGGTCGGCCGAATAACTGCCAAGCAAGCCAGGCTGAATGGTTGAAAGCTCGGGAATCACTCGCTCATAGCGCGGAAACGCCGCCACTGGATCGATCACTGGATCGCCAGCCTGAATGTACGCCTCCGCTTCGCTGTCACCCTCTACAACAACCAGGCGGTCGTTCAGCACCTTGATAATCCGGTTGCCGTGGATGTTGCCGGCGCAGGACTGGAGCATGCGGGCGTCCAGGCGAAGCGTTACTTCTTCATCGCAAATGGCTTCCCGGTCGTGGATCGCGCCGAGTGCATGGCCATTGGTCGCACAGATGATGGCGCCGCCGCTCTTATGCGGGCGAACGTTGACGCCCGAAAGGTAGTAGCGGATATCGTTCTTTGCGATGAATGGCGCGATGATCGGAATCAGCTTCGCCGTCAGCCGCAGATTGGAAATTACCGGGCGCGCGCCCTGGCTATTGCTTGTGTCGCGATTCATAATGCGGTCTCCATTTCAGGGGTTGCGTATTTCTTGGCCAGGAAGACTTGCCCGGCGCCGGTCACCATTGCCGTGAACGTGGGATGAGAGACACCTTTGCTGTCGGTGTATGGGTCTTGCTCGATCACCGTGAAATAGTCGCGGTCGATGTACTTCTGATAAGGGAGGTTGCTATTCATGAGGATGCCGTCAGCACGCATCATCCTGAAAAACTTGTTCCGCCCGTAGCCGAGGGTCTTGGCTACCTTTTCGACGTGGCAGACACCCTCCATCGCGCGGATCGTTTCGGCGAAGGCGACCTTCGGGGCGTCACTGGCAATCTTGGTCTCGAGATGATCCTTCTGCTCCTGCAGATCGGCTGCCAGGCGCAGCGCTGCGGCGAAGCTTGTCGGGATGAGGATTGGGGCCGGCGGCGTGGCGCGCCCAACTTCGAGCGCCGTCATGCGGTCATAAACTTTCGCTTGGACCTCGTAGGATTCCGACATCACCACTAGCTCTGCCTCACGTTTCGGCAGGTAGTAACATGGATATTCGCGCGTTCCGCCGGCTGGCTGCGGTCTACTCACCGTTCCATAGAACGATGGAGCGGTGACGCCCAGCACCTTGGCGACTTTGACCATCAATCGGTCGTGTCGAATTTTCGGCTTCCCGGGCTCCCGCGCCGAGTTGATGACGTCGACCAGCTCAATGCTGGACATCGCCGGTACAGCGCCCGTAAATTTTTGTGGTAACATTTGGTCCTCTGTTGTAAAAAGCACTTCGTTTTACTAAGCCCGCCTCGAACGCGGGCTTTACTTTTTTGCGAAAACTGTTTGGAACGGGTGGAGCGTTTTTTTAGCCTTTTCGCATGCTTGAATTGCGTCCTCCTTTTTCCTAAAGCTCCCGATACTTTTTTGCTGTCCATCAAGCCCAATTCGTACCCGCCATCTTTTGTCGCGATCGACCCAGTGCACCCCTGTGACGCCAGATTTGTTTGTGATCGCCAATTTGGTGTTCTGCATGTTCTCGGCGTTAGATGCCTCTCGCAAATTTGCAATCCGGTTGTCGACACCCCCGCCATTGATGTGGTCAAGCAAGTTGCTCGGCTCCTTTCCGTGCACGTACATCCAGGCGAGTCGATGAGCCTTGTATGCCACCCGATTTATGAATATCCGGATGTACCCGTTGTGCTGACATCCAGCGATCGAGCCGACCGATACTCGACGACTCGGAGAAACACGGTAGATGAACAGCCCGTTGTTTGGGTCGTAGTGAAAAAGCGCATGCAACTCTGATTGACTCGGTAGCTTGTTCACTTGCTGATCCGTCCTTTTCCGATTACTTCGCGCATCACCTTCCTGCGCTCCTCGCAGAACCTGGCGTAGTCCGGCATGCGAACTGGCTGGTGGTCCGGCGTTATCTGCACCAACTGGTGGTATCCCTCTGCAGCATCGAAGCCGCAGTACTCGCAGCGTGCGTCGTGGTTCAGCGAGTGGGGTAGTTTCCGCTCGCGGCCCAGGGCGAATGCTGGTGCGCCGATCATTGCGCGCTCCCGATTACGGCCGCCAGCCGCACAATGGCGTGCGCATCGTCGTCGCCCTCGTAGTGCGCGCCCCAGAACTCCTGGATCACGTCGGTCGCTGTGCGCTTCCAGACACAGCAGTCAGCGAAGTCGATGTTCATGCCGAGTGTCTGCGCCAGGCGGTAGCGGTCGCCGGCATCGGTGATCGGGTTCCACAACCATAGCCCGCTAATCAGCAGCAGGCCGCCGCCCGTAGGCTCATCGCGCCAGGCATCCCCCGGCCAAAACCGAAGGCCCACAGCCTTCGCGGCCCGCTCCATCAGCTCGCGTTCGGTGGGCGCGCTCATGCTGCCGGCTCCGATACCAGCACCCAGCCAGTGGTGGTCTTGTGCATGCGGGCGATCTGAAGGCGCGTCGTGCGATAAGGCTGGGCGCCGTTGACGCTCATATGTGCGTAGCCATTAACCGGGTAGACACCCACTACTGTGCACATGCGCGGCCCGCCCTGCGGACCTTGCGTACGCACATCCAGATCGCGCCAGACCTGGCCGACTTTGACGGTGATGCCCTCTTTGGTGATGATGCTCATGGCTTCACCACGCAGTTCCGCGCAAGCGCTTGGTCATACAGGTCCTTGCGGATCACCGAGTCCCATGCCTTGGTGATGGAGATCTCCCGTTGAGCTTCAACCTGGGCGGCCTCGCGCTGCGCAGAACTGCATACGTACTCGACCTTGACTGGGGCATCAGGAGCGCAGGCGCTGCACAGCGCGGCGGCCAGGATGATGACGGCCTTCATGCGGCACCTGCCTTGGCTGCGAGGATGGCGGCGTCGACGGCGTGGTCAAAGGCCTTTCCGGAGCCGGCTGATACGACTTCAGGAAAGCACCCAGGGTTGTGGATATACCGCGAAGCCCAAATGCTTCCATCCTTCGGATACACGCCTTCATGCAGGATGATCGTCTTCCCACCACGCAGCGCTCGATACCGCGCCGCATCGAGCTTGTCCTGGTCGGCGGACTGCGCCAAGGCCGCGCGCATCTGGTCTTCGGTAAAGAGTGGCAGTTTTGCCGTCGAGCTTTTCTTGCCATGAACTGGAACGGCACCCTTGCAGTTGCCACCATCTTGAAGGCGGTAGCGAGACTCGTGCGTCATCCACAGCTTTGCTTCGGGCAGCTCGACCCGGCCGGCGGGCTGGGCAGGCGCGGCGGTGGGTGCTGGTGGGAGCGGCATCCAGTGGGTGATGTTGCTGTCGTACCAAACAACCCAACTAGCGGCGTTTGGTCCGTCCGCGTCTTCGTCCCACATGTCGATCCGGTAGGGCTCTGCTGGGTCTTCGGGAAAGAAGATCAGAACTGACGTACCCGGTTCCGGCAGGCGATCGTCGACACTGATCCAGGCGCTCGGCGCTGCCTGCTGCACCGGGGCGATATAAAGCAGCGTGCCGGCTTCCAACTCTTCGGCCAGCGAGCAATGAGCTTTGCCGATTGGTTCGATGCCGTTACGCTCGCCAGTGCCGCCACGGTTGTACGTCGCCACGATGCCGACTGGCACGTCCTGCACCGGGGCGCTCATGCCGCACCGCCTGGCGCACGCGTCGCCCAGCAGAAGACAGGACCGTCTTCGGTGTCGTGAATCGCCAGCGGGAACCAGCCGTCGCCTGAAGGCGGGGCCGGATTCCAGTTGGAGACATCGACGTCGGAATTGTCGAAGTACGCCACGTATGCGGGATGGTCGTCCGGCTCGTCCTCGAGCGCAGACATCGACACACGGATACCCTGCTCAGCCAGCCAGGCGTTGTATTTCTCGCCTTCGCCTTCGTCGAACGATGGCAGGTCCGGGTGCGTCCAGAATCCGAACTCGTCGCGAGCCACCTCGACAGGCTGGATCAGGGCGAGACATGGCAATGCCCACTTGCCGGCGAGAGCAATGCGCACCGCGCCGATGCGCTTGAGCACCGGCGAGATCGACGCGCTGGTGGCGCCGGATGGCTTGCCGCCGTAGCAGCACCACTCTTCCGAGATAGTCCGGGCAATCTCCGTTGGCGACATCGGGCCCGTTGCGGCGCGCAGCACGGCGCGGACCTTCTCGTTGCGTTCTTCCGCGCCTGGGCGGCTGGCAATGCGGTTCATGCTGCACCGCCACTGAAGAAGCCGCCCCAGTACAGTACCGCCACGTTGATAGCGACTACGGTCAAGGAGATCCAGAAGGAATGCTTCCCGGTGCGCGGCTTCCCATGCTGGGACATCGAAACGCCGAGGCTCAACGCGAGCCAGGCGACCATGATGACTTGTGGCGCGGTCATGGCTGACCTCCGGCCACGTACGGCGAAGGCACGAACGCGCGAACTTCCGCCAGCGTCATCTTGCCAATCTCAAGGCGCCGCACGACGAACGAGTCGCGCACCGGCAGGGTGAAGCTGCGAATCTTGCTGATGACCGGAGGCGCGACCTGGATGAGGCGCGCGAGTGCGGCGTCGTTCTTGAGACCGTGACCGCTGATCAGTGCGTTGAGCAGCCCGTTCGGGTCGTACTTCACTTCTTCTTTTGCTGACATTTCGCAACTCCTTCGTTATTGCACGTCAAACCCGTGGATTGGCGTGCGTTTATCGTGTATCTGTCGGGCACCGTCAGCGCTCCGGCTTCGGTTTCAGAATGCTGTCCGCGTGCTTGTTGTAGGCCCTGACCAGCTGGACCTCGATCTCGGCTTTCTTGTTGCGCGCTTTCTTCTTCTGGTCCGCGTCGGTAGCGTTCCTTAAATCTCCGACCGCCTTCACGAACGCCGCCAGGTAGTGATCCAGAATTTCTTGGGTGGTTGTCTTTAGCTGCCCATGCATGTGCCTCCCTCTTGTTCGAAATGTGCGACCTTGCGTCGCGCCTTGAAATCGCCTTTAAACCCGCAGAGGACGGGGCGCGCTGCCGAAACCTCCGCGTGGCCTGGCGTGCGCCGCCGGCTTGGCCTTACGCGCAAACTTCGACGATGCGTGGCTTGCTGCAACAACATCCCGACACGGTCGGGATTCCTCCGTCTGCGCGTTCTTGGCATCATGCGAATCAATGTAGTGAAACATCGCAAAGCGGGCGAAGACGGCCGTGGCCATTCCGACGTGCTTGGCAAAGTCTTTGAACGTCGCGGACTCCGCGTCGTTGGTTGGCACTTCTAAACACTTGCGGCGAACTTTTGTCATGGTGTGGCTCCTGTAAATCGTGAAAATAAGGAAAGGGTGATGCGGGTGATGCGACTACAACTTCAAATGGGCGGGCATTGCCAAACGTGTTACTTTGTTAATTCCACAAAACAATCAACGCGAAAGGCAGCACCCATGGATGAGGACCTCACATACAACAGCATCACAATTACGACGCTGGGCGATCAGAATCAGGTTGAGTTCGCCGTACAACGGACAGCAGGAGATCAGCAAGAACGCGTTGCTCTGAAGGTGTTAATTCCGCTTCAAGGGACACTGTCAATGCAGGAAGCCCAGGTGCTGGCTGTGAATCGAGCAATCGAACTACTGAAAATGACGTTGCCGGACGAACGCCAACTGCCTTCGTGACGTACGTGAAAACCTTGAAGTCGATAGGAGACATTGCGCGCTGACCGACTTCGCTGGTCCGCTCGGCGATTGATGAGAGTGCCCGCATAGGACGCGCGCTGGACGATTTAGCGAAATCGGCACGCAGGCTGCGCACCTCGGCCAAGAGCAACGCCAGGGTGTCGTCGGTTGCAGCCGGCCCGCTCTCGGAGAACTCGGCCTTCAGCGATTCCTCGGACATCGATGGAACTGCACAGCCGGAAGCGGGGTCAAATGAGGCGCGCACGACGTTTGTCACATCTGGCATCGGCTCAGCAGTACGCATGGAGCCGGGCAGCGCAGCGCCGCACATTTCTTGACGCTGCACCTCGTCGTCCTGGTGCCGGCACAGGTTGGTCAGCAGCTCGGTGTGCTTGCGAAGCTCGGCAGCCAGCGGTGCAGCGGCAGCGCGAAACTGTTCGATGGCAGCCGCGAGGGCAGCCAGCTCGGGGATGTGAATTTCGATATTACTCATGATCGTGGCAGCTCTTTACTTGAAGAAACGCGATTTAGGGCGGAAGCCGCCATTGTGTTAAATTGATATTTCCACAAAACAATTACTACGGAAGGTATTTCCATGGACGACGACTACGAATTCTTTATGGATCTGTCGGCAAAACTGAGTACGCACAAATTTTTGCTCGGGCAGCTGTACGCGCAGATATTCATTGCTGACCCGGAATCGATGAAAACCCTGCCCGAATCGCTGATTGACGCAGCGAAGTTCAAATCACATCCGGCGCAAGTCACGGACGACGAACAACGCATCGAACTGCAAGCGCGAATAGTTCAGCAACTCGGCGCTTTTTTCGCTGACGTGGAGAACCGAGTAATTCAAGCTCGGGACCGTTAGTCCCCACGAGACGAAGACCAGGTCGCTCGACCGGCGTCGCCAGCTGGACGGCTTCAGGTGTCAGTGCGGCGTCTTGTGGTGCAGTGTTCATGGCAAGTCCTGGGTTAGCGTGCTTTGAGATGGGTCAACGGGCCGGCGCGGCGATGTGTCAGGGTGGTGGACTGGGCGGCGCGAGGGCTTGGCCGCAACGACGAGACGCAGATATTCCCAGTCGACATCTGGACGCAGAGTCTCGCAGCGCACAGTGCGGTTGGTAAGGCGTTCGATCGCAGGGCAGTGCTCGGCGGGGATGCGACGCTTTTCTTGCTTCCACTGGCTGATGGCCCCCTTGGTTACACCCAAGTGGTCTGCCATGTTCTGCACAGTTCCAACGTACGAAACTGCTTTATCAAGGGCTTCTTCGGGGGTCATTTTTTGGCCGTAACTTATTGAACTTGACCAAGTATAGAAATCCTATACGCAGATGTCAAGTTTTTCTATCCCTTTTTTGTTTAGAATGGCTATACGATTTGTTTATGGAGCTAAAAGACAGAATTGCGGAGTGGATCAGAGAGGCCCGGACAGCCGCGCATCTCTCTGGTGCCGGCCTGGGCGCGCAGCTTTCGCTAGAGTTGGGCGAGCGGGGGAATACTCGTGCCAACATTTCCCACTGGGAGACTGCGAAGCATCAGCCGAGTCTGCAGCAGATCGTTGCCATAGTGAAGATCACAGGGCACGGGTTGCCGGATGACGTAATCGCAGCGCTCGCCGGCAGGCAGCGGCAAGTAGCTACATTGGCACCACCCCTTGAGGCCGCCTCGGTGGACATCAAGAAACCCGATTTGGAAGTGGCCCCCAAGGAGCGCAGCACCGCACAGAGCGCCTTGACCTGGCTTGACCGGCTTAATGAGACTGAGGCAACTATCATCGCCATATACCGAGAATCAGAGCGCTCAGATCGAGAAACCCTACTCGACCAAGCGAACGAACTCCCCGCAGCCAAAAACGTTGCGAATCTCCTATTTCGCAGGAACAAGTTGTAACCGAGGTGGCTCTATAGGGTAGTTGCGACGATAGCTTTGCGACATGTTGATGAACATGTCACGCTTGTCGGGCCGGATGTGGCGGAAATTATCAAGCAAAATCTGTTCGCTTGCTGTGAGAGATACAGTCTTTTCTGAGCTTTGCATTAAATTTCTTCCGAGCATGTGTTGGGCGCGAGTAGACCGGGACTTCTGGTTATCCTACCCGCAACACATCTGGCGGTTGAAATTTGACATCTCAGAGCGGGTGCTAGGGTCTGAGACTGTCAGCGACATGGTTTGGGGCGCAAATACAGATTAAGCCCGCCAAGAAGATGACACAAGGCAATTTTTGTTACCCAATTATTAAAGTGTATCAGCTTTTTTTGTTCTTGCAAGTTACAACAAAAACGTGTACATCGGTTATATTTGCTTTTTCCAAAAAATCCTTCCCGCATATTATTTCACATTCTCACATCATCAAACTGTGGTAGCGCCCTACTTATCCACGCTGCATAAAATTTCACAAAAATCGTACTGCAAGTGAGCATGGATCATCACAAACCGTAACGTTTAGTGCCTTCACGGGTGAAGGCACTCACAACTTCTTTGAGTTTGCATGTGAAAAAATTGGGCGATGACCACACTGCCCACCAAAAAAACAACACAAGCCGAGTACATAAAACAGCCTTGCGCCTACCTCCAGACCTTCACGCCGAGATCCAAGCCGAAGCCGAGCGCAACGGGCACTCGATGAACACCGAAATTTTGCTTAGGCTGCGCGCTGGTGCGCCTGGCCAACTGCCGGCCGAACTCACTGAGATCAAAGAAATGTTGCAAAGGGTGCTTGATAAGATCGCATAGTTACAATTCGAGAGCATTCTGGCAACCGCGCTCTGTATGATCGGATTGCGCAATCGGCACGCCTCCATGCCGAGCAAAAGGATTCAAATGAAACTTCTCACTACCCTGGCATGCATGCTATTCGCGGGGCACGTTGTTGCTGCCCCATGCAACAAGATGGCCGCCCTAGAGGTACAGGTCATGATTAGCGAGTTTGCGAAGACTCAAGTCGGCCGCGATACCGTCACCGTAACCTGGACGTCTAAGATGGACAAACAGTCCGAGGAAAAACTTCTGGCGATGACAAAAGGCTATGCAGACATGGACGCCTGCTTGTCAGGTGAGGCGCGCGAGATCCACTTCTACCGCAAGTCCAAGTTGGTTGGCGTTGCATCGCCCACAAGCGGCATACGGCTCGTCAAGTAAAAATGTCTGCGCACCATCCAGTGCGCAGGCCAGGAACCCCGAAGGCATTCGGGTGCGCGACTGGCAATTCGCGGTAGGTGATGTGGCTGTAGAACCCGATGGTTTCAAGAACTCGATGCTGTGCTAGGTGTGAGAGACGAGCAGATGGGACCAAATATGGGCAGCGGCGCCCGTATTTTTAATTAATGCTAATAGGAAATCATGGCATCGCTGAAAGAAAAGATAGCTGCCGCACGAGGGTCCGAAGTACAGCGGGATAGCCAACCAAAGTTGAGCCCGGTCGAATTTGAGAGTGCTGGCAAGAATTTCGAAAAGTTCATCCAGGGCGCGCATCAGGAGAACAAGCGCGCCATGGAACTGCATGCTCGTTTGCGCGACCTTGGCCTCGAAGGAATAACGACAAGGGAGCAATTTAAGGATGCTGTAAGGGGGAACGATCTAACCACTAAGGATGGCGCGGAGCGATTCGTTGAGCTATTGACGCTGGCCAAAGATTTTGCGTCGCTCACACCTCCGATTGAGGAAGTCGCGATCCTAACCCCTGATGCGGTTGACACCCCACCCGCAAAAGAAGAAGATGGGACCATGAACGCTACAACCGACAAAGACAACATCGACGCCAAACTGCTGGCCGCCACAAATCAGATGATCGGCGACATCAAGGCGGCCAATGCCGCCTCAGATGGCAGGCTTGCTACAATCGACGCGAGGATGGACGGCCGCATCGCCTCCATCGAGTCGAAGATGGATGCTAACTTTGCGCGCTTCGACGCCACGCTTCAAAAAAGCACGGCCGATACGGTGAAGTGGGTGGCCGGGGTTGTTATGGGTCTGGGTGTGATCGGGATTTCGCTGATGACATTCTTGCTCAATAACGTCGTCCCAAAAGCTTCATCCACACCGCCGGCGCCGATCATTATCTACGCGCAACCTGCGCCTGCTGCCATCGCGCCGCAACAGCCACAAGTAAGCAAAGAGTTGCGCACCAACCCGCAAAAGTAACCTGGCGTAAGGCACGCCGCCTCCCGCCATGCCCTGGTCAGTGCCAAGCTCCCGTTGCTATCTGCTCATCTGTGCTCTAGCACAGCGCACGGCAAACCTTCTGACCGAGTGGCGCGAAGTAGGCATCGATGATCGGGCGCGCATATTTGCGAAACTGCTGGGGTCGATCTATTCCTTCAGCAGCCATACGTGCCTCATCAATTTCAGGAAAGTCTCGCAGAAGCTCTAGGGCGACTTCCGCAGGGTGTTTTTCATTGTTCATTTTTTGGCGTCACTGTTGTCAATTGTTCAATAGATGGAGTGTTTGCGAAGTACTCATCAAGCACGCCCCGTACAAACTGCTGGTATTGCGGGTAGGAGAGAAAGCCGTTCGCCTGGTAAAGCGCCGAGTGCAGTTTGTAGTCACGGACTTTCACCAGGGCCGCGTTAGCTAGATCATTCTGTGTATTCATCTCGGAGAACCTCATGGGTAATGTATTAATTTACGCGCCGCTCGTCAACTCATCGCAAGCGACGCTCTTCACTGCGGACGATTCAAGCGAAAAAATAGTCGAATCCTTCTTTGGCGACGATACTGGCGCGCGAATTCGACACGTCGTCATCGAAATTACGACGGCTTCCGGGAAGGAAGTTCGGGTTGTGATACCCAACGATCACCTTGAGGCTGTGGTGTACGTTGACGGCGATCTCGTTTAGCCAACCATTCGCCCCGCATGCCGGGGCTTTTTTTCGCGCCTCGCGTATTAGATAAATCATGCTCAGCAGTAAAAGGCTGTTCATAGGTTAACGAATCAATCATAAGCCAGTATTTCCGCTTTGCTTCGCAAAGCTACGAACCCGTCGGTTCGTAGGAGTTTTTTTCAGCATTATCGTTTTCTTTTCCTCTTGCCCCCTTAGCCCCAAGCGGAGCTTATAGCGCGAGTACACGCGTGTAGCCACTGCATCCTTCAGGCGTTAGCTCGACTCGTACATACGTACGCGAGGCACCATCCGACAGACATTCAGTTCGCGGCTCTCTCTTCGCCACCGCGTGCAGATCTCAAACTTCGCCCCCCCGAATTACCAGGTAGCAGTTCTGCCTTTCCCCAACCCCCTGTTGCTTTGTGCAAGGTCAGCGGTCAGCGATTCTCAGCCGACAGAAGCATTCTACCCATCTCTGAAAAATTTGTATAGTTTTACTTTACATTGAATGTATAGGTGTTCTATACTTTGTACATCGACAGCAGCAACCCACCAGGAGCGCGTCATGACACCGGTCACTCACCCCTCGCCGCAGCAAGTCAGGGATTGGATGAAGCAGAGGCAAGCGGAGCAAAAGCCGCCGCCGACGCCGGAGGAGATCAGGCGGGAACTTGGGTGGGAGCTGGTCCGGGACAACCAAAGCGCCGAGCGCGCACGATAGGAGAGCGAAATGGGTAAAGCAGAATTTGACGCAATCGCCGCGGTAGGCAATCTGCACAACGGCGCGGTACACGCATTTGCCCCAGCGCAGGCGGCCTTCGGCCGTGTGAGCCGCATGAGCGCCGAAGAGCAGCGCAACGCCGCGATCGCCAAGCAAGCCACGCGGATCGCCAAAGAAACCATCGAACTGATCCGGGCTGGTGACGTCAAGACGCTCCGCGACTTCGCCAACGTTATCGGCGACAAGCTGAGCGAGGCCGGCGTCGGCGAAAACCTGTTGCGCACCGCGATGTCGTGCGGCGACCCGACGACCGGCCGGATGTACGCCGACCTGGTGCGCGCATGCATCGCCGACGACGCCGAGAAAACCGCCACCAAAGAAATCGAGCGCCAGGAAGCCGCGCACCGCACCTCCTTCGCCGAAGCCCGCGCCGACCGCGCTGCACACGACCGGGCAATGGCATGAGCACCATCAACGAAATGGGCAACATCGCCCTGGACAACCTGATCCGCGCCGTTGAAAAAGTGACTGCCCCGGACGGCTGGGAGTGTGCGTACCACCGTGGCGAAATCAATGTCATTGCGGACTACATGGACCCGGACCCTGCCTTGCTTGAGAAGGCCCGCCGCGCGATCGACGAGATGATCAAGCGCCAGGTGCGCAACGGCCAATGAGCCCATCCCACCCCGCCGATCCATCGCCACCCTTGAGGTGGCTTTGAGGGTGCAGGAAACCACAAACACAACTGGAGCTAACCATGCAACGCAAAGAAAACGAATCCTTCGCCGCCTACAAAATCCGTCGCGCTGCCGCGAACCTGGCGGTCAAGCGCCTGAATTGGGAATCGAAGGGCGACACGACCAACGTCCGGGCCAGCCGTCCTGGCAAGGGCATGTTTGCTCGCGCGCTCTCCGATCACTTCGCCAAGGCCGCATTGAAGCGACTCCAGCGTACGGCGCGGATGCGCGCATCTCTGTCGGCCTAAGCGCCACCGCCTGGCTGGCGTAACCAGCTGCCAGAGAGCAAGGGACGGGCGTGAACTTCGCCTCAATCTTCGCGCAGCCAAAGCGGAGACTGGCCTTGAAGCAGCTGGAGATTGTGACCAGCCCCTTGCTCTGTGGTGAATGCGCAGGCTGATGCGCACTTGGCGGGTGGTCTATGACGCCTTAACGACCTGAGCCGGAGATCAGCACCGGACACCACTTCAAATAACAGCGCCGCCTGGCGCACTTACTGAAAGCAGATCATGAAGGTAGCCGCAGCAAGAATTGAAGGAGTAAAAGCATTCAGCGCAGGCAGGGCGTGCGCACCTGCTTTGAACAACGCTTTCATCGTCGCAGCCTGTAGTCAAAACGAGACTGAAACTGCGGCCCTCTTGGCTGGTTACGTTGATGGTTGGACCTATGCAAACTTGGCGAAGGATGCGCTTCCAGGCGCTCCGTCAATCGCAGTACATGCTGCCATCTTGGCCGCTGCTGAGTGATGGACTTCCTCGCTTTCCAAGTGCGCTCAGCGCTCATAGGTAACTACAAACCAGAGCGCTTGTTTGAGCGTGGGGTCGAATACGGCGAATTAGTCATCAAAAACGCAATTGAGGACGTCAGGAAAACAGGCTCGTTGACGATCAGCAAATGGGAAAGCAACTCAGGAATTGCGGTCGAGTTCAAGGTCGACGGTTCATCGTTGTTGTTAGTCGAAGAATAGATTTTCTGGCCACCGAGCGGCCACTACACAGTTTCCACTTGCCGGGATCGTCCCGCAAGGGGCTATTTGGAGAAGATTATGGGTAAGCCAGCACAAGCGCCGATTCACAGCCGTTGGGAGCACGTTACCTCAAAAAAAGTTTGGGTCGTTGTTGATCGCCGTCCTGGCGGCCACACGGATATGCAGCAGGAAGGGAAGCCTCGGTTCATGACTGTCTACCTCCAGCAACTTCTCAAAGATTCTGTGCGCCTCCCCGATGCGCCATACGGCGGGGCCACCCCGTAACAGCTTTAATGTAAGCCTGCTCCGAGCCGGCAGCGGCAGTAGAAGAAGCAGTTTCCACTTGCCGGGATGCCGGCGCAAATAACAGGGAGAGCAGCATGTCACTGGATCACGGAATTTTGAACGTGCCGCTTGCCAAGCGCGGCGACATCGACGCCCAGCTCGATGCCTACAAGGCCACTGCGGCAAAAGCGGCGGCTGCTGAACGCAAGTCGGTCGCCAAGGCCCACCGCACGGCAAAGGCCGCCGCAAAGGTCGCGCTGGCCGAGCTCCTGGCCAACACCGATCTGATCGCGGCGAAAGCTGAGCGTATCGGCACCACGCCGCGCGACCTGGCGGACATCTTGACCGACTGGTCGAAGTGGCAGCCAGCCAGAGTTCTCAAGGCGCACGGCGAATGGCTGTCTGGCACCGCACCAACGAAATAACCACAGGGAGAGCAGCGATGGAAGATACGAAATTGCCGAGTGACTGGAAGATGGTTCCGGTCGAGCCGACCGAAGAAATGGTAATGGCGCCCGGCGCGTTGCGCACCGACGGCCAGGTTGCGCGCATTCACCGGGAAATCTGGTCGCGCATGCTCGAAGCCGCCCCCGCCCCGGTGCAGCAGGCAGCGCCGAGCGAGTCTATCGGCAGCGTCCGCGATTACGCAAACTTCCGCGAAGACCTTGAACGCCTGTCGGAGCCGGGCCTGAGCAAGAAGCAAGCGCGAGTCATCCGCCGTGCGATCTACGACACGATTGATGCGCGCGTCCGCAACTACGCCGCCCGCGCCGCCGCCACCGCCCAACCGGCCGGCCTGAGCGATGAGCGTATCGGCCAGATCGCCAGCAAGATCGGCATGGGCACGACGCGCTACGAGCTTGACCCAGACGACTACTGCCTGCGTTTTGCCCGCACCATTCTTGCGGCATCGCCGGCCGGCCTGAGCGAGCAGGAAAAGCTCGATGCGGCGAGGTATCGCTGGCTGGAATCGGTAAACTTCAACATCGAGTTTTTCGATTGCTCCGAGGGAAACCCGGTCATCGCAACGTCATTCGAATATTACGGCCCTGTGGCGAACTTCGTGGCATGGGTGCGCCGCAGGATCGACGACGAGATTCTCGCAGCCAAGGAAGCGCCATGATCGCCTGCGACAAACTGGTGGCCGACTTGGAAGCCGAGCGCAACCACCGCAAGATGCTGGCGGCAGCGCTGACGCAGGCGAATGCCGAGATTGCGCAACTGGCGGCGGCACTGAAACTGGCTCGCATCGCTCTGTCGAACAGCAACCCAGTTCTTGACCTCGCGAAAAATTGGGAGGCTCACGAAAACGCTGAAACCGCCGCCCGCAACGCCCTGACCGCAATAGGTGTCCTGTGATCGCCCGCCTGATCCGCGCCGCACGCGTGCGCTACCTGACCCGCAAGATTGAACGCCTGCACAGCGCCATCACCGATATCCAGATGGAGCGCGTGTACCTGCACGAACTGGAGAGCCAGACGTTCCGGCGCCAGTTGCGCCTGGCCGAGCGTCGCCGCGCGATTGAGAGGGCTGCATGAGCGCGCATACACCGGGGCCGTGGATTGTTTGCGTTCAGGATGGCGATGACATGGCGCATACGGTTTTTGCAGAGTGCCAACTGGGAAAGGGGCGGATTGATGCTGTCGAATGGGATGACGCAGTTGCGCGTGCCGGACTGAATTGGGAAAACTTTGAGGCCAACGCTCGACTGATCGCCGCCGCACCGGAGCTTCTTGAGGCACTGGCGGCGCTTATTGATAGCAAGGGAATGCTCCCATCGGCGTGGCGAACAGCAGAAGCCGCCATTGCCAAGGCAACCGGAGTCGCACCATGAGAAAAATGATCGAAGTCGAAGTCGAAATTGAGGATGCAGATATTTCCGACTTCTCCACGCAAGAGCTGCGCAACGAGCTGGCCATTCGCGGTGCCATAAGCCCGGTGCCACCGCTCGGCGGCGAAGAGCACCACCCGCTGCACGAAATCTACTACGCGCTCAAGTTCGGCCTGACCGAGCGCGCCACGGAGCTGGTCAAGGCGTACGTGTGCGATGAGCTGGGAGTGGTGCTGTGAGCGCGCTGACCGACCCCGAGCTGTTGGAGCTGGCCGCGAAGGCGGCGGGCATGGAAGTGCAGCGCAGCCGTTTCGAAGACCCGATAAATCGCGACTTTCTGATGAATGGCAGCAGCCCGCGCAACTATGGACAGCGGTCTTTCCCGTGGAACCCGCTCACCGACGACGGCGACGCGCTCAGACTGGCTGTGAAGCTGGGCCTCTACCTCGAAATCGACCGTCCAAACACTCGCGCCAGCGCCTTGCCGGAACAGGATGACATGGAATTTTCGCGCGAGCCATTTGGCACCGACCCTTGCGCCGCTACCCGCCGCGCCATCGTCCGCGCCGCTGCCGCCATCGGGGAGGCAATGTAATGCGCGACTTCTTCACCGCCCTCGTGATCGTGCTGGGCCTGCTGCTGGTAGCGGCAGAAGCCGACGAGCACGGGCAGATTGAACAACAACAGGAGCAAGCAGTCAATCCCACGCCGGCATAGTCCCGGCAGAAAGGCAACAGATGTCAAACGCACTCGTCGTAAAGCAAGTCTCACAGCTCGCGGCACAATTTTCGATTCCTGATTCGGACGACCTCACCACCGTGCTCAAGGCAACGGCGTTCAAGGGCCAGGTCAGCGATGCGCAGATGTCCGCACTGCTGATCGTCGCCAGTCAGTACGGCCTGAACCCCTGGACGAAGGAAATCTACGCCTTCCCCGACCAAAACAACGGCATCGTCCCGGTCGTTGGCGTTGACGGCTGGTCGCGCATCATCAACAGCCACCCTCAATTCGACGGCATGGACTTCATGCAGGATGAGGAATCGTGCACCTGCATCATTCATCGCAAGGACCGTTCGCACCCGGTCAAGGTCACCGAATGGCTATCGGAATGCAAAAGGCCTGTAAAACCATGGCAGAGCCACCCGAAGCGGATGCTGCGGCACAAGGCGCTGATCCAGTGCGCCAGGCTGGCGTTTGGCTACGTTGGCATTTATGACCTAGACGAAGCCGAGCGCATCGTTGAAAGCCCAATGCAGCAGGCCAAGGCGCGGCCTGCCGACATTGTTGTGGAATCTGAGGCGACGCGGACCCCAGCCAGTGCCGAGCTGGTGGCAAGAATTGAAGCAGAAGCTGATCGCGGCTACACCGCGTTTTCCGAGGCATGGGCAAAACTAACGAAGGATGAGCGCACCTCATTCACGAGCGAACAGATTCAGTCGTTCAAGGCCCGCACTGACAAAGTTATCGAGGTGGAAGAATGAGCAACCAAGGGACAGCCGAATGGCTACTTGAACGATTGGGCCATGCTTCGGCATCGCGCTTCGCAGATATTCTCGCGGTAAGTGCCAAGGGCGTGCCGCTCAAGTCGCGCGAAGACTACCTCATGCAGCTGGTCACAGAGCGGCTTTACAAGCGCCCGACCGAGAGTGCATCGAGCCAGGCCATGCAGTGGGGCAAAGAATCCGAGCCACTGGCGCGCACGGCATATGAAGTAGAAACCGGCGTGATCGTGATCGAGTCAGATTTCGTCAAGCACCCGACGATTCCTTTCGTGGGCTGTTCGCCAGATGGGCTTATTGGCACCAAGGGCGGTTACGAAAGCAAGTGCCCAGCCAACAGCGCGGTCCACATGGCCACATGGCGCGACGGCATGCCAAAGGCGCATGTCGCCCAGGTGCAGGGCTGTATGTGGGTGGTTGGCCGTGAATGGTGGGATTTTGTCTCTTACGACCCACGCGCTACGCCTGACTTCCGGCTGTATATCGAGCGCATCGCGCGAAACGAGAAGTACATCGCCACGCTTGAAGCAGAAGTCATCAAATTCCTGGCAGATGTCGAAGCACAAATCATCACCATTACTACGAAAGCAGCTTAATCATGGCATACGAACAGCGAGACAACTCCGGCAGCCTCTTCAAGAACGAACGTAAGGTTAAGGGCGACAACAAGCCGAATATGACCGGCAAGGCCATGATCGACGGCGTGATGTACTTCTTCGACGCCTGGACTAAGGAAAGCTCAAAGGGCCGATACCAGTCGGTTTCGTTCAAGCGGATGGATACGCAGGAATCGGCCGCGCCGACAGGGCACGACAAGCCAGCGCCGAAGGGCTACCAACCGCCCGCTGGCTCGATTGACGACGATCTGCCGCCTTTCTGATCATGAGCACGATCTTCCGAGGTGAATTGCAGTTGCTGCGCTGGTCCGATACCTCTACAGGCGGCGCTACCGTGACATTCCAACTCGCGGATGTGGCCGACTTAGATGCGTTCAAAGACTTGACACTGGCGAAAAAGGGCATGGCCGGCCAGCGCATCGCCGCGATCATGGCGCAGGTTACGGATGATGTTGAGCAGCCGCCCGAGGAAAAACAGCGCCCCGGCATGCTCTGCATCATGGCCTGCAACTTCTGCGCGGCACCCGACTTCATCGACTGGGCGATTGGAGTAACAGGAAATGCGGACGATGCCAAGGCGTTTGTGCTGAGCACGTGCGGTATCGACTCTCGCAAGAAGCTGGACACCGATAAGGCGGCTGCAATGCGCTTTCACAGCCTGATCCGCGAGCCATATATGAAATACAAGGGCGCTACAGCATGAGCACCCCACGCACAACAACAATGAGGATGACCATGAACAACGAATTGATAGACGCATTGAAAGCCGCCCGCCTGTATATCAAGGGCGAGGCGCTGCCTACGAAGGTGCAGGTGCTGGATATCATCGGCCACGCGCTGGACGGCACACCGGCCCCGCGCACCGGCAGCAGCACCCGGTATTGCCCGGCGTGCGAGCAGCAGCGCGTGGTGCCGGATGCGCCTGCGGCAAGTGGCGCGGCGCTGACGGATAAGGACAGGCAGTATGTTGAGGGGCTGTTCCCTTCCAACGTACACGGACTGACAGTGCGTGCAATCATCGACTGCGTGTTAGATCGTGCCGTCCTAGCAGCCCAGCCCGTAGCAAGTGGCGCGGCGCTGACGGATACTCTGAGCGCAATCGGCTGGCTGTATCGACGCCTTCCACGTGGGTATGGACGCCAATCACATATCGAGAGCGTCATTGCCGCGCTGGCCGAAGTAACCGGACAAGATTCGGGGGATTTCCTTCTGGATCAAGCCGCCCAGCCCGCCAGCACCGCAGCTAAAGCGGCAGAGCAAGCGGATTTGATCGCTCGTTTGCGCAGGCAACTTGACGTCGCCAATGATCGCCTCACGGATTACCAAGACCACAACGGCCCGGGCGCAGCGGACGTGCGCAAGGCTGCGGTGGACGGCGAGTACTGGCAATACTGCATCACGCATGGCTTCCCGCAGCTTCTCTCGTCAGGGTGGTGGGCGCGCCTTCCAAACGGCCATCTGATCAAAGGCGAAAGCCCGGAAACTGCTGTTGCCGCCGCTATCCGCAGTCTCAACAACAAGGGGTGAGCCGTGAGCAAATTACACGATGAAATTATGAGCCTGTCGTGCGACATGGACCTGTGCCCACGCAAAACGGGCGAATGCATGAACGCCTACAAGCTCGGCCACCGCGATGCGCGCCACGCTGCTGCGGCACTGGTGGCGGCTGCGGAGGACATTCCCGCGCAACCGGGAATCGATGAAAGCGACGACTTGCTCGACGTCGTGCGCGCTCTTTGCTCCATGTCCGAGTACATGGCAAGTATGAGCGATGAGAAGCGCAAGCACTACCCATCGCCGCTGTCTGAGTTTTCGCCGCTGATGGAAGCTGCGCAGGCGGCGTGCGTGAAGCGCGGATACACCGTTGGCGGGCTTGAAATTCCGCCACCCCCAGCGCAGCCAGAGAACGGGGGCGAGGGATGATCACCTTGAGTCCGTACGAACGCAAGACCCTTGAAATTCTGCGCGACAAAGGGAAAATCAACTACCCGTCTGCTGTCGGTCACCTCTTGTTAGAGGCAATCCCCAGCGAGAATCGGAAGGCGCGCCCTTCGCAGCAGGGCATGGCACTGTTCGCTGGTAAATTCCTGTATCGCCTCCGCGAGCGTGGGCTGATTGAATCGTACAAAGGCTACTCAATCAGCAGGAAAGGCTTGGAATTATTGATAACAGAGGAGCCAGCATGACCGCCACCATTAACGCGCAAGAGCGCGAGCTGCCGGCGCCGCTGGGTTACATGTCGCCGGGCGATGTTGAGTATATCCGCTCGCGCACGGCGCAGTATCGTGGCCGCAATTACAACATAAAGGCAACAGTGTTTCTTGACTGCGGACACAGCGAGGGGTCGGCGACCGAGCCCGTGTTCACCGCCGACCACATGCGGGAGTACGCGCAAGCCGCCCGCCGCGCTCCCCGGCCAGCAGGGCATGCGGAGCCGGTGGCGTGGGGCCTGCTGGAGCCTCATGATCAAGAGCTTACCAACGACCCAGTGCTCGCTAATTACTGGAAGCGCAAGGGTCGGAAGATCACGCCCCTGTTCGCCGCCCCTGTAGCAGCAGAGCCAGCAGTCGAAGCGCCGGACCTCGCAAAGCCAAGTAAGCGCGTAGTGATTTTTGGCGACTCCATGATTGAAAGACAATTAATCGTTGGTAAATTTTACATGGTAGTCATTACAAATGACCCCGATACAACTACGGATTGGGAGTGCAAACCAATGCCAGCACGCTTTGCTGGGTACGACGATAAAGGGCTAAAGGTTTGGAATTTTCTTGATCCAGAACCAAGAGAATGGCCCGTTACCGTTTTAGGTATGGCAGGAAAGGACGGTGCGTCATGATCGGCAACAAGCAATGCAAGGACATCCCGGGCGTGCCCGTGCTGCTATTCCTAGCGGCGCTACGCGAGCGGAACGGCACTTGGTTTAACCTCGATTGTGACAACACCGTTGTCAAAGCTATGCCGCCCGGAACGCCGAGAAAGCTGGTGCTCTCCAAAATGAACATGCTGTTGCGACGCGGCTTGATCGATGGCTGTACCTGTGGGTGCCGTGGGGACTTTGAGCTGACTAGTGCCGGGGCCGCCCACCTTGCGCAAGCGTTGTCAGGAAAGGACGGTGCAGCATGACCACCCACGACCTGACCCTGCCGGATTTACCCGCCCCGCTGATCAACCACCCGAACCTGGGGCCACTGTTCGATAGCACGCACCTGCATTTGTACGCCGCCAAACACGCCGAGGAACTAGCGAAGGTGATCGATCGCTTGACCGCCGAGGCAGCACGCGGCGCGCCGGCCGGGATGGCGCTCGTGCCGGTCGCGGCCACAGCCGCTATTGTCAGCGCCATCGAGGACGTAATCGATGATCAATTGGAAGCATCTGGTATCAAACCTCGCGAAATGACGCACCAGGACGGGGATCGCGTGTGGGCGGCGGCAATTGAGGCGGTCAAACAGGAGGGTGCGGTATGAAAGTATCTGAACTGACAGGCGCCGACCTGGCTGGCGAAAACCTCCGAGAGGGTTCGCTCTGCTACGCCTCTTCTCTAGCAGAAAAGTCGTCGCGGCCGATCCCGACCGGCGAGCCGGCGAAGCACTGCGGGCCTGCTCTCTCCGCAGCGCTGCACAAGAGGGTCGAAATGATCAAGGCGGACGAACCGATCGTGCCGTTAAAAAGAGGAGATGACCAATGAACATGAGCGAAGCGGAAATGCGGCGGATCGCCGAGCTGGTGTCCACGATGGACTCCGCCCCAAGCAAGAAGCCTGCGAGCACGACCAGTGAAATGAACAGACAACAGATATGCGCGGCACTCGGGGTCAGCGAGTCGACCATTCGCCGGCTCGAGTATGCCGGGCTGCCGTTCACTCCGGTAGGCAAACGGTCGAAACGATACGACATGAACGAATGCAAAATGTGGTTAAAGGAGAATTATCAATGTCCATCTGGGACGATGCAAAAGGTAGGAAACACGTCGGCGTTATGGTCGGCGGGAAAAGAGTTCACCGAGTCTTGCCGGAAGGTGCAACTACGCGTGATGCCAAGCTCGTAGAAGCGGAGATTCGGAGCGCGGTGGCGCGCGCGCCGAAAGAGGTCAACATTCCCGGGGACCCGCCAATGAGCGTCGTCATGGCGCTCTACGTCGAGCATTCGAAAACACTGCGTAGCGCGGAGACATCGGAATATCACGCGAAGCGCCTTGGGCCCTGGGTGGGCAAATACAAGGCCAGCCAGGCGCAGGAGTTCGCAGACCACGTAATTAAGGACATGCGGCAACTAGTAGAGCACCCGAAGACGAAAAAGCTGAAGCCGGCCTACGCACCGGCAACCATCAACCGATCCCTGGCTTGCGCGAAGAAGGGCTTGGCTATCGCTTGGCGCCAGCGCCTAATTCCTGAAAACTATGGCTTGCGAATCCAGACCGTCTCGGTGAACAATAAACGCGAGGTATTTCTCAATGTCGAGGAGGTACGCCAAATTGCACAACATTGCACCGAGCAGGCGCAGGCGGCTATTTGGGCGGCATTATTGACGGGGGCGCGTCGCGGCGAGATTTTTCAAATCCGGCGTGAGCATATTGGCGTGGACACAATCACCCTTCCCGCAAGCCATACGAAAACGCTGCGCATGCGCGTGATCCCGATCATCCCGGCGCTGCGGCCTTGGCTGGAGTATTTTCCGCTTACGATTAGCGTCGACGGCATGAAATCATCCTGGCGGCGCGCCCGGCTAAAGGCGCACATGGAGCACGTCAACTTTCACGACCTGCGGCACTCGTGCGCGAGCATCATGCTGAGCCTCGGTGTCGACCTGTACACGATCAGCAAGATTCTTGGCCACAGCAATGTCCAGACCACGCAGCGCTACGCCCACCTGCAGGTGGACGCCCAGCGCGCGGCGCTTGATAAGCTGTCGAGCCTGGTACAGAACAAAGGATAA